CGCCTTTAGCCTTCATCATACGCTTCTTGCCGCCCATTGCACCGCCTTTAGCCTTCATCATACGCTTCTTGCCGCCCATTGCACCGCCTTTAGCCTTCATCATGCGCTTCTTGCCACCGTTGGCATTACCCTTTTTCTTCATCGCCATCTTCGTTTTCCTCTTCAGCATAAAGATTATCGAATATCTGATTTACATCCATTGTATAATCTAAATCAGACTTTGAATAGTGTATGTGTTGAGATGGTTTAAAATCTGGTGGACCTTCGCCAGTTTCAAACCATGCAGGATGCGTGACACGGACACGATTGTTAGGCAAAGCCACAATATTACCAGTCCACTGACCAGCATCTAATAACTCCAACACATGGCTTTGTTTGTGTTGAGCAGGATCATCCGCTATTTCACTATCTGTATAATCAACAGTAAAGTAATATTTAGCAGGATAAAACTCACCATCTATTTTAGCAATCCAAGGGCAGGGTGTAGCTCTATTTATTTTATACACAGCATGTGTATGAGACATACAATCCCAAGGTTGTGCCGCATGTACAGGCATAGGGTCAGGCCACTCATCAAAAGGCGTATCACCCACTAAAGCAGTTATAGGCATTCTTGCCCACATAGCCCCACCATGTACATTCGGTTGATCTTCCATATCAGCTTCATAACCTGTAAAAATAACCTGAAAACTTAAACACCTATTTGGCATCGTGGTAACAGCCACAGCCATAGCATGTAGAAACTCCCCGTGATAATTTTCATGATTGATTGTATACTCTTTTCTAACCCAACATTTAAAATACGGTATATTACTTTGTAAAAAACTCATGATTTCTTTTTAGGTTCCTTCTTTTTTGGTTTTTTCCCTTTACCAAATATATGAGCATCTACTTTGGCAGCTTTGCCTCCAGTCAAAACACTATTGACTCTTGCCATTGCCCATTGATTTGGCGATGTTCCAGGACGATGTCCTGTTCTATACGCAGCTAAACCTTTTTTATATACTCTGCCTAACTGACCAGCGGTTACTTTTTTACCTTTTTTTCGGGCGGCCTCTGCTTTTTTTGCCAATGATTTTTTCGTTGCTGCGCTTAATGTCATCACGTTTTCCTTTCTTTACGGAGGCTTTCTTTACCGTCTTTGAAGATTTTGACGACTTTGGTTTTACCCATAACTTTGGCTCTTTGTTCTCCGACGGTGAGAATTTGGATCTTCCTAGCAAAAGGTTTTTTAATTTTCTTAACTTTTGCAACAGTTGCTCGTGCATCTGCTGGAGTCGCAAATTTAATTCCGACAGTATCTTTTGGGTTCTCATCTGTATATAACCTCCTACCAGAACCTTTCGGTTTTTTTCCTGTCCCTTTTTTAGGATCTTTTTTTCTTTTTACCATAACTTTGAAACTTTTTATTTCTTACTAAAGTGCCTAAAGATCTGGCTTGTTTTGCATGTAATTTAGAGGCTTTTTTTAACCCTTTAATCACTTTTTTTACTCTTTTAACGTGCATGTTACGCTCCAAACATTTTCTTAAATTTTTTAGTATGTACGGATTTTTTAGTTTTTCTTCTTTTGCCGTGCTTATCAAAATCACTTGGGAAAACATACGCTGAGGGATCTTTTGGTGACTTTTTCCTATTGCGTTCTATCTCTTTTTTCTTTTTAGCTTTATCAGCAGCACTGAGACCAGCTAAATATTTTGCTGGTACTTTAGGCTTTTTCTTCTTTTTCTTACGGCTAGCAGGAGCTTTTTTAATTTGCTGTGCCATATTGCCTCTAGTCATTGCCATTACCAAGCCTTACAAGACCAATATCGAGCACTGAATTTATCTTTAGCTGTAGCACAATTATGACGCGCTCTAAACGATTTGCGTCTTCCAGGTTGGTCTTTTTTTATCGTCATATTAGGGTCGCCAAACCGAACCAGTTTTACCTGACTACCTTTTTTAGCGAGTACAGCAGATTTTTTCGGACCGTTTGGTGTTCTTTTCGGTTTGTTGTAACCAGAAAAAGACTCCCCCCTGTAAGTGAGCCTTCCAGAGGGGGTTCTTTTTACATCTTTAGTGGTAGCCATTAGTTATATTCCTTACGAACCTGAAGGATAATCGTATAACTATCAGCAGAGCTGTGACCTACAGTTGTGAACAAAATATCACCTGTTTTGCCAGACCCAGCATTATTTATAATGCCTCCAAAACTGGTATAATCATGATACCCACTTTGGTTTTCCCCTAACTCAATTGCTAGCACATTAGAGGTTGCATCAAAAAATAACTGGACTTTCATGCCATTACATTGCCACCATATTTTTTCTATGGAAGCACCTGTACAGGCTTTGCCCACATCATTAGCAGATAGAGAGCTTACGTCTACCTTTGCTACTGCACTTTCGCCAGAACCATCAGAGATGTTAGTAAACTTTAAAACGGCAGTTTTAACGCCATCTATTAAAGTTTGTGAAGTGACTGCATCAGCCATAACATCCTCCTATTAGTATACTGAGTACTCAAGCTCCACAGTAAATCTGCCAGCAGTAACGTCAGCATTTACAGTAGTTGTAGCTCTCGCATACAGATGGACATTTGCAACAGCAGCCGTAATGTTAGGCACGAAAATATGATAATTCCCAGCAGTGTCATTGAAGTTTATATCAATCTCTGTAATCGATTGAGTTGCGCTCAATTGCTCATTAAAAGAGGTAACACCAGCACCAACAATTTCTGTGCCTGAAACAGCAGCATTTGTAGCTGTGCCACTTGTTGAACTTAAAGCAAGATTGCCAGCCAATGTCTGACCAGCAGCAGTGGTAATGCCAATCAATGCACGGTGTATAAATATCTTACTTGGTGTAACCAAATCATCTGGAGCATCTACATTTAGAGTGCCGAGTTCTACAAGACAATCACCATCTGCATACGCTGTTGAAGCAGCGTTAGTGGCAGCAAGAGTGCCAGCAAAAGACTGTATCTTTCGAGTTCCCATAGAAATAAGTTGACCTGTTGCATTTACAGAAAAACCAGTTTCCGTAATTGCACCAGTGGTTGAGCTTTCATTAATTACTTTAAAACCGCTTTTAGAGCGGACTGGACCTGAAAAGGTAGTTGTAGCCATATCTATCTCCTGTCTTGGCTAAAGTCAGCCCCCATTGGGCTGTCAGGGTAGAGAAACTATAAACAAAAAAAGGGCGGCTAACAAGCCGCCCTTTTGATTAATATATTTAGGCTCCAGGAGAACCAAACACACAACGTGGGTCAGATACACCGAAGCTATAACGCTCACGAGCTTTATAGCGGACGTTACCAGTATCAAAATCGCCTTCCATAGAAGTCCTGATAGCTGCTCGCTCAAAATGCTTGAAGCCATTAGGCGCATCCGTTTTAATGAAGAACGCATCTGTATCTGTGAGGAAGTTATTAACAACATACCCCTCAGGAAGCATCCCCATATTACGGAGAGCATTGATATCGTTGTCGGCTGTAGCTGTACGCAATGTTGAAGCCATCAACCTTTCAGCTACAAACTGTAGAGCAGATGGGATAATCAACTTACGACCCTGCACGGCAATTTTCAGACCACGCTCATCAATAAAGGCAGCAATATCAATAAGTGACTGCTCCAAAGATGTTTCGTTAAGGTCAGCAGCAGTGCTGAGTTCGTTGCGGAAAGTGCCACCACCATTAGTCGGGTGGTCAGTAGCACATAGTTCTTTACCGTCGCCGATAGCGAAGCCACTATCAAACGCATTGTTAAGAACTGACGCAGCCTTCACTTGCTTTGTGTTAGACATTGAACGAGCCAATGCACGAGTATAACGAGAACTCAATCGGTCATAAAGGTTATCCTCTACAGCCTCTTCAGTAATCGCAAATGCAAGTGCGATTGTTTCGTGTGTGTAACGAGCAGTGAATGATTCGTTTGCAGTATCAAATGAAACTGCTGCACCCTCACCTTTTACAGGTGCGGATCCGAATCCCGACAACATTACCTCTTCTTCAAAAGCGCGATCTGATGTCTCGGTTTCAAAGATTTCAGTATGCTGGTTGTCATAACGGTCGTACTCCATACCAAACAGAGCGTTCAGTCCAGGCTCTAGTTCTTTAAGGAGTTGGGATCTTGCAATAGCCATATCTAATTACTCCTTATAGACCAGTGGTTGCAGTATGGAATGGTAGATTTAACTTCACTAGAAGTACAACTCCCGCTGAAGCATAATCAATTCCCTCGACGTCTTTGATTCCTACAATACGGAAGTTATCCGTAGCTGTAGTTGCACCAGCAGTTGCTACAGAAATTTCTCCTGCGGAAATGCCGTTTGCATTTTCAGAACCAAAGCCAGTGCCTTCTGCATTTGAGTGAATCAAAGCAGTTGCAGTTGCAAGGTTAGTTAAACTTGCATCAGCTTGGCACTCGTACACTTGATGAGGATCATCGTATACGAACACAGTTGCTTCTGTGCCTGACTTCAAAGAAGCCGTTCCAGGATATTTATTATCAAAAGTTGGCGTACCATCAAGTGCTGTATACTCACACCCTGCCATAACACCTAGGATTGCCACTGAACCACCGTCTGCCGCACTTACATCAACGAGACCGTTAGTAAGAGGAATCACCAAATCACCTTGATGGATCGCTGATGATGAACCTGCTACTCCCGCAATCTGTACTTTGTAAGGCGTCAAACCCATGGAATTTGAGTTCTGCCCTAGTTTGTTATGAGGACGCAAACCAAAAGGCGAATCAGTATTTGCCATCGATTTAGTCTCCTAACAATTACTCGGTATTATTACTACCGAAAGTTACACGTGATTGCCGCTCAGGTTTACTGATCGGCATTGAAGGATGTTGCTCCCGCATAAGATCATTATCAACAGCAGTCATCTGATCTCTCGTAGCATTACGATAATGAGCATTCCGCTGTTCTCTAGTTTCTACGGGGAACCTTGCGAGCACCAAACCGCCAACACCTATCACGCCAGCATGTTTACCATCCTGAACTGTAGGTGCTTCAAAATCTGGGTACTCTTCAGCGCGAACAAGATCAAAGCCTTCGCGTAGGCGAGCAGACAGGTTTTTCTTATCATCAACACCCATGACTGATTCACGGATCCATCGATGAACAAATCCCTCTGGAGGATCTGGAGCGTCTAATTGAGACGGTGGTCGCCACGGTTTATTGCGGCTAGTTTTATCCCTAGTTTGGGCAGTGCGTGGGCTTCTATCGGTCATATCGACTTCCTCACGAATTTTGTAATGCGAGTAGTTGTTTCGCATACTGTTCATTAGTTATACCAAGTTTTTTCGCTATTGCAACTTGAGATTGAGTTAGTTTTACAGATTTTTTATTAGAAGTTTTACCACTTCTATTTGCTCCAGCTACAGCAGGACCTGAGGTTCTATTAGTTTTTTCCCCAAATTTATGAGGAAAATCTCTTCGCATTCTACTATCAAGCTCATTATAATACTCATCACCAGTAGGGTCGTAGCCCTCTTCCTCAACCAGTTTTTTATGTATACTAAAAGCGGTGAGTGTCATAGGCTCATCTTGTCCAAACCAAGTATTGCGCTCAGCCCATGCTGATGCTTTAGGGTCTGGTTGTGTAGGAGCTTGCTGCACGGGTTGTTGCGGAGTTTGCTGTATTTGCTCAAGTTGTTTAGCTTGCACCTCTTTTTGGTGCTTTACATAAGCTAACCGTTGATTATCTTGCGCTAAATTAGCTAAAGCTGCTTGTACTTCTACTTGCTTATCAACATCTCCGCGATCTATCGCTTCTTTTAGTTTATTACGTAAACTCTCTTCTTGATACGTAACTCTTGTTTCAAACTCACTTACAAAAGAATCATCTAAAGCAGTGCTTTTTTGTGTACTCTCCTGTAATTGTTTTTGAACTGCTTGAGCATACTCTGTAGCCGCTTTCTCGCGCCTTTCAGCCTCACGCATTTTAGCAGTAAGTTTACTGATGCGTTTCTGCACAGACTCACTATAGTTTTCAAGCTCATCATCGGAAGATTCGGCAGCTTGCTCTTTTGGTTCTTCAGCAGCAACCTCTTGTGGCTCTTCCTCTTTTTCTTCCTCTACCTCTATTTCGAGATCTTCAGATTCTTCAAACAACTCTTTTTGTTTTTCTTCAGGCATGGCTCACTCCATGTTAAATGTGCAGAATATCTTCTGGATTATTGATTGTGGCTAATATTTCGTCATCATTAAGTAAACGAACTTCGCCACCCTCTATTTTAAAACGACTTCCAGCATAACGACCAAAAATTACCCAATCACCCTCTTTACACCACGGTTTCCAATTTTCATGAGGGTCATTCGGGTTACCGAATTTATTGGGATCTTGGTAAGCTAGGGGTCCTACTTTAAGCACATAACCACAAACGGTAGCAAGAGCTTCGCGCTCAATTGCTTGGTCTGGTAGTAATATACCTCCCTCGGTTTGTTTTTTACCTTTAAAAGGTAAAATCAAAATGCGCCAACCCGTAGGTTTCGGTAATTTTTCTATAGAGGGAACTTCGGGGTCTGTATTTTTTGATTTTTCTTGTGCTTTTTGTTTAGCAATATAATCTGGGACAAGTAATGTCTTAGCCATCTGGTTCTGATACCTTTTCTAGCAGGGTTTTTAAATCCTGTTCTGTTTGTGCAAGCTCACCGAGTTTAGCTCGGAGTTCCTTGAAAGCAGTGTAATCAGCTACAGCACCATACAAAATAGTTTGTTTTACTGCTTCTGATCGCTCGCGAACAACCTTAATCATGTTTTCGTAAAAGTAAAGGTCATTCATTCTGCTAATGCCCTCATCCTATCAACGAGTCTCCTAGCACGATTAGGCACTTGTGTATACCAGCGAGAATCTACCATCTCATCTGCCGCTTTATTCCAATCTTTCGCATCTACACCAGCCTTCATACCTTTAAATTTACTGAGTCTAGGTCTGCCCATATTGAACATCATATTTGCGATTATATGTTGACATTCTTCAGGTAGGTCATCAAAATCTGGGTATAATACTTTACACTCATCAATGGTCACCACCATATCAAGAGCGAACAACTGTTTGACACGCTCTTGCTCAACAACAGTGCCAACAGCCTTACCATGCTCTTCGTCAGCCTCAGTTATGAGATGACCAATACCACAAGTCGGTAATCCGAGGTGATCTAAGTAAATTTCGTACTTACACCCCTCATCTTCCGCTATTTCTTCGCGTAATTTATCTTTATTCATTTTTTACCTTTTTTCGCACTACCACCACGTTTCCTAGCAGTTCTAGCTGCTGCTTTAAAATCAGCAGCACTCGGTGCGCCTTTTTCTCCAGGTTTTCTCATGCGTTTACCGCTTTTTCTTCTTTTGTGGATGTTTTCATATAAACTCATTTTTTAAATCCTTTTATTCCTCTTATACCAAAACTAGCACCAATAGAAGCATACATCGCCCACTGAAACCACTCTGGTGTGCGAGAAAGAGCCGCAAAACCCTCTTCAACATACGGCTGAGTAAACGGAATAAAACACATAGCAATTATGACAATAAACAAAATAGTCCATGCCTCATCCTTCCAACTGTTGTCAGAGGACTGTGCCATAATTTTTTCCCACCCAGCTTCATGCGTAGCTGCTACTTTCATAACTTCTGCTTCAGCTTCTGCTTTAGCCTGAGCAACTCTACCTTTAGCTTTGGTTTGCTCTATTTTAGATTCCATAAAAGAGCCAGCTAAATTAGCTATTGGTCCAATTAATGCTTGTATCATTCGTCCTCCAAGATTTCTAAAATCTCTCCAGCCTCAAGCCTAACTTTTAATTGTTTACATGACCACTTCTTATCAAAGTCCGTAGTATGCCCAACATTACGTTTAATCTTACGACGTATATTTAAACACTCAGACAGGTTCTTATACGGAGTATATTCAACTCGCTCTTCACCTATCATAAGAAGTAGAACAAAGGTCATCTCAATCATTTGTTAGTCAACTTCTCAATGTTGTCCTCAATTTTTGTCAACCGTCTATCATAAAATTCAAGAACTAGCTTTTGTTGCTGGTCATGCGGCGCGTTTCCTGATTCAATGTTTTCTGCCAGTTTTTCCAACTCTCCAGCAAGATGCTCTATCATCATAAATTGTTCTGAGTCTGCGGGTAAACTACCCATCTCCCCTCTCGGCCATTTGATACGGAACTCTGTGTTCATATTTAGATCTGTTTCCATCAGAATCAGCTTGTTCTCTATAGTGTTAAGACGCTCGATAACTCCAAAATAAGCCCACGTGCCAACAGTTGCAGCTATGAGCAACGCAATCAAATTGCGTATTGGCATAGCCAGTTCGGTGTTTTCGCTTAACTTTGGCATCAATCACACGCAGTCTTTCCAGCACAATCTGTAGGAAAACAATGTGCTACCATCTTGTAGTATTGATTACTATATGTAGCTTGCCACATCTTTTCATCAATTAAATATAAGCATTGAGCCTCAGTCATAGGTTGCTGTAAGGAAACTTGATTACCAATGTACTGCCACTCATTGCCGTCAAAACCCCACATACTTATGACAAGTATAAATAAAGTTTCAACCGTATGATGGATGCTAGTCATCCGTAATTATCACCCACTGAACTGTATTGGGAGTGCTTTCTGTTCTAAAATTACCTGCTAGCTCCCAGTTTATGTTGTCTTTTACAGCCTCTTCTTTTTCACCGCCTGTAACATGACCGTGTATCATCGCAGCTAACATCGCAGCTATTATAATATTTTCCATTTATTTCTTTGCCATCCATGCTGTTGTACCCATATACGCTCCAACAATACCAGCTCCGCTAAGGAAAATAAGGTCGGTGACTGCACCTAAACCCTCTAACTTTTCCGCTGAACACCAAGGCGAAGCCAGAAATATTGCATAACACCCCATAAATATCAATGTGTATCGCGCCATACGTAATTGTGCTAAATTTTTACGTAACTCAGTTTCAGTCTTTTTTATTTCTTTTACATGGCTTAATTCATCATCGCTGACGATACCATCGCCATCTTCATCATATTCTGCATAGATAGATTTTTCTTGCAGCTTTTTTTGAGGCATTACTTAACACCTCTAAATTTTATACCCCTAAGTGCAGCACCACCTCCGCGCGATACCCCACCTGTGGGTTCTATATCAGAAGTAGCAGATAAAACTGCTAAACCACCTGTTGCAAGTTCAACACCTCTACCTTTTAAAATATCTGCCCGAGTAATTTTACCATCGCCTGTTAAATCAGGGAAGCCGCCATCAGATTTTTTATCTCTCATTTTAAATAAATCAGCCTCTAGTTCAGCAACTTTATCATCATCACCTTTACCACGAGCTTCCTCTAACAAATCCATAAGCTGCGCTACTCTATCTTTACTTGACATTTACTTCTCCTAATCAAAAGGGTTAAGGGTAGAAATACCTTGCTTAAACATTTCAGCAGAAAATGGGGCTACATATTCTTTTTCTGTTTTTGAAAATGTTCTAGCTGAAGGGTTTTTTGAATATGTCCCTGTATACTGTGTATCGCCTATTTGGTATCCTCCAGGAATACTTTTAACCCCATCTATTGTGCTTTTCAAAGTATCAAATAACCCTGCTGTCTGCACAGTATTTGAAGGCAACCCAGTACTAGGCTTGCTTTGCTTTTGCATAAATTGATCTTGTAAAAATTGTCCTGCTGGAGTTGTAGCCCTGATAGGGTTATCTGGTCTAGGGGTAGGGTTTGTGTATTTTTGGATATCAATACTCTGTGGAGCTTTACCTTTTTGTGCTGCCAAAGCTTTATTAGAAGCTGCTATTTGCTCGTTTATAGCCTGTGTAACTGGATTTACCCCTATACCTAAAAACCCTAAAAGCTGATTACCTAATCCGAATGCAACTTTCCCAGGAACATCATAAAGACTTAAAATTCCTGGAAGCGCACCAAAAGGTGTTTTTTGTCCTGGAGTTAAAGTTGCTTTTATATCGGTAAGACCTAATGCTGATTTTATTTTATCGCCAGTAGTGGGAGCATACTTAGCAATAAAACCTTTAACTTCATCAGTTTGAGTTATACCACCTTTTGTTTTACCTCTCTTGTCATCTGCGTCACCATCACCAAATTTTGTTCCGAACAAACCTGAAACATTACCAAATTTGCCCCTCATCATATTAGCAGCTAGAACATTTTTAAAAGTATCAGAAAATGGATTAATACCTGCATTTATGGCAGCTTGAGCTGCTTTTTCTACATTTGCTAAAACTTCTTGTTCTTGTGCATCTCTATCTCTATCACGTTCACGATCAGCTTGTTTATCTCTATCAGCTTGAGCAGCATCAAGGTCTTCCGACCTGCCAATACCTGTGCCAGGACCAGAGGGATCGTTAGCTCTTCCCGCTTCGTCTTCTCCCCCAAAACCCCTAGCCATTACCCACCTCTATTTTGCTGTTGTCTTTGTAAAGCAATCTGCGCTCTCATATTAGCTATATCTTCAGTAGAAGCTATACGCTCACGTGCGATATTCGCATTCTCTTGTTTAGCTTGTGAATCAATCTGTAATTTTTGTTGGTCTAACTGTTGATCCATATTTACTTCTTTTTCACGTAACGCAAGCTCTTGTTTCTTAATTTCTACAAGTGGGTCACTTGGCGGTGCTGGCGGTTGCTTCTGTTGGAACTCTGCCATTAATTGTGCCTGTATTGTAGCTACTTGAGCTGCCTGTGCTTGAGGTGGTAATTGTTGCATATTTGGATCCTGCTGCATCATCTGCTGGAACTGCACCATCGCTTTCATACCAATATGCTCATAAATATGTTTTTCTAAAGTAAGTAATACAGGCGGCTGCATTTGCGCTACTCTACTTTGCATATACGCTAAATGAACAGAAATATGAGCATCATGATCTTGGTCTGGGAATGCTTGCATTTTAGCTTGTCCACCAGCCGCTTGACTAGATAACTGATTCTCTGTTGCTGGATCCATCGGCTGTGGTTGTGGCTCAGGTTTTAATACTTGCTCAATATTATCTACACCTAATGCTTCATAAACTCTGCGGTAAGCCTCACGTAAATTGTGCATCTCTGGTGCAGCTTGCGCTAATTTTAATTGTTCTTGAGCTAATACTACCCTTTGTGACATACTAAAAATATTAGGATCACTAACAGGGATAATATCTATCCTAGCATCAAAATCAGATATTTTTATTTGTGCATCTGCTTTAACATCGTATGGATAAGGTGTTGGGTCTTCAGCAAAAAGCCGTGCCAACATTTTAAGTTCTTGTTTTAAACTCGTATGTAACCGTTTATGTACAGCACTGATAATTTTAGCTCCACGTTCTAGTAAAGCTATTGTAGTACCAACTGGCATCTCTTGTCTGCCATCACCTACACCAATATCAGTTGTGCCAATAAACCGTTGAGCTGATTCAATAACAAAACCCATCAACTGAAAGAGTGTGCCAGAAGGTTCTTTATACGGTAAAGACATCAAACTCGTACGTATATCACCTCCAGGGATATCAATATCCCTAAATTCTCCTGGATGTAATGGTGTTTGTTCATCTGCAATGCGTAAACCGCGAGCTTTAAACCCTGCTGGCATATTACTCAGTGTGCCAGAATCAATTAATTGGCGTAAATTTGCTGTAGCTGTGCGCGATAAATTACCAAGCAGATGAATTAAGCCAAAACCGTAAAAACCGAGTCCTGGAGTAAATTTATATTGCACAAAATGCGGTATTTTCTTTTTCATAGGGTCATTTTGACCATAATTTCGCCTTACAGATAATACTTCATCATTATCTGCACTAATTGTAGCAATATAAGGTAGTTTTATACCTGTTTTTTCATCATTTTGGTCTTTATCTGGGTATTCTTCCAGATCTAAATAACAATGGCACTCATATAAAATGACTTCTTCACTATCTCCAGCAGGTTCCCTGCCTTCAATTTCGTTATAAGCCTCTTTTACATCATCTGATTCTGTATTTTCACCTTTTGGTATATCCATATCACGATAAAAACCAGTCACTTGTAACTTACGTAACTCATTTTTTGACATTTTTATGATATGGGTTATCCGTTCTGCTGATGCTAAATCAGTTGCAGTATACGGTGCGACTACATCTTCGGCTGGTACAAACTTACTTACTGGTCTGCCAAGCACATCATCACGATAAACCTTTTTAAAAGCACTACCAGAAAGTCCAAGGTAATATAACATCTGGTCATATTCTGGCTCATACTCTTCCATTTCATACATAATTTGATAATTCATGTAATCTTGCACACGTTTTGCCTGTGCTTCTACTTCTGGAGTAGCTTCACCAATAATATTACTTTTTACTGGACCACTGCTAGGTAACATCTCTTTATATGCACCAGCTTGAAACTGCGTTACAGCTTCATTTAGTATCGGGTGTATTACACCTGTAGCACCATCAAAAGGTTCTGTGCGAGTTTCATACTTTAAACCGAGCAGTTCTAAACCTTTTGTATAAGTTTCTACCCACTCATCGCGGCTAGTTTTATCATCATCAACACTCTCAGATACATAAGTAGCTATTTTACCTAATGTATCATCACTTAAAAATTCTGCTAAATTATCGTAAAAGTTAGCTGGCTCTTCCCCTAATGGCTGGTCATCTTCGCCAAAAATAACCTCTGCACCGCCATCTTCTGTTTCTTCTTCTGTAATTATTTCTAATTCTTGTTCAACTAAATTATCTTCTAATGCACTAAATGTATCATTAGGTGCTTGTAATAAACTGCGGTCAATATTGCTTGGACGGGGGTTAATTGCCATTAGTAATATATCCTTTGTACAGGGACAGATTCTTCTTCCTCATAATCTTCGGGATGTTGTATAAAGCCGCCTTCCCTAAATCTACGAAGAGCTTGGGTAACTGTATCAACATAATCATCATGCTCCCCTGCGGGAAACGCTGCACATTCTTCAATAACTTCTTCTGCCCAGCGCGTATCTGGCGACCATACTAAACCACTTTCAAACAACGGCGCAATAGAGTTTACTCTTGTGAATTTATCATTACCCCTACTAGGTGTATAATTCATCACTGGTATACCCATATTTCTCAACTCTTGTGTTAGCGGCATACCACTGGCTTTTGCCTCTATAAGTACACATTCTGGTTCCCAGTATTTATACTCCTCAAGTGCTCGCCGCCGCAAATCAGGGAAGTCCCATCTGCCACGTTTAGCATCACATAGAATAATGTTTGGTGGTCCTCCCTCTTTAGGATAAAAAACACCCCATGTAGTTATAGCACTAAAATCCGATGTTTCCTTTTTACTATACGCAGTATCATAAGACTGCATTACATACTCTAATGGTGGTATATCATCTTTCTCCCACATATTCCACCACTCACGTTTAAGTATAGCTGCCATATCGCCAGTAGGGTTTTGCTGCCATTGCGCTTCCCACTTACCAACTGACAAACTACCTTTAACACTTAATAAATCTTCTTTTTTCCAAAACTCAGGCCAAAGGGGTTCTTCACTCTCTGGCATTAATGCCGGAAACTCAACCACTTCCCATTTATCTGCTAATATATCTCTGCCCTGCTGTTTTAATAATTTACCTGTTAAATCATTATCTGCCCAGCGAGTCATAATAATAACTATCGCACCTCCTGGTTGTAAACGCTGGCGCGGACCAGATGTATACCACTCATAAGCATGTTCTAATGCTGTAGGGCTAAGTGCATCTTGTTCACTGTGCGGGTCATCAATAATCAATAAATCTGCACCACGGCCTGTAACCGCACCACCAACACCAGCCGCAAAATATTCTCCACCTTTACTTGTCTCCCAACGTCCCGCTGCTTGGCTATCCGCACGTAATTCTACTCCAGGGAAAACCCTAGTATATTCTGCAGAGTTCATTAAATTACGCACCTTTCGGCCAAATCTAAAAGCTAACTCAGCCGTATGTGTTGTCTGCATTATCTTTAATCGTGGGTTTTTACCCATCAACCAACTAGGTAATAAATAACTGCCAAACTCACTTTTTGTATGGCGCGGTGGCATATTTACTATTAACCGTTTTAAATCACCATTAGCTATACGGTTAAACTTCTCAGCCATAATTTTATGGTGGCGTCCATTTATAAATTCAGGCCAAACCGTTTTAGTATACTCCATAAAATCTTGTTGGCTGGCCTCTGCTTGGTTTATCTCCGCAGCTCGCTCTAATAAATGGGCATACTTTTTTAATTGTTCTTCAGGTACTAATTGAACATCCATTATCCATGGTTCCTCAATAATGCGGATATATTATAAATATATCGAAAATTTTTCTAGGGCAATGAACCTATGACGATTCTACAGTATGAGGGGGGTGGCGGTCTCGGCTTTTGATCGAGTAAAGTCAATATCCTGAAACTTTTTTGTTACCACACGATATGTCCAAAACATGGCTACAGACCAAGCTATAGCCAAGGGGACGGTCTCGCGGGGGTACAAAAAAACACCGCCCAAGCTGGGCGGTGTTGGTGGCTGGGGGACCCGTAACCCCCCTGCGCTGGTGTTATTGGGTAGGTTGGGGCTGCACTACCAACTTAACGTAGCCTGTACCCCATGTGCTGCTGCTGGGGCTATAGCCGCCGTTTAACAAAGCCAACAAGCAAATTGGCTTTTTGCTGCTGTGGCCTAGTGGCTTGGCTGCCGCCAGTATTGCGGCAAGGCTATTGCTACCATTTACACCGCGCAATAACCAACCTTGTATAGTGGCACGTACCCCGCCAGCTTTGCCATTAAAGCCAAATGGCACTGGCTGCGGCTGGTCAAGTTGTACATTGCCTAGCGGCACAACTTGCACATTATGTAAGTTGCCGCCAGCGTGTTGCTGTACAAACTGCCATATGTCAAAATACGTTAGCTCATTACCTGTATGCTGCAAAGTAGCAACATTAGCAGTGGCGGTAGTAGTAGTAGCTTTTTGGGTAGCTGCACCCTTTTTAGTATTTGGCATTTTTACCTCCTATGCGTTTAAATGCCTGTAAGCGTTATTGCTTACAATTTTTATTATGCACATATTAACGCTGCGCACAATACTTATTTTTACTTATTTTTACTTTTTTATTAGGGCATAAAAACCCAACACTATTAGTGCAAAAATTAACAACCACATTTTTAACCCTTTGCTGTTTGTTTTTTTGCAAACTGCAACAAGAGACTTTTTTTGATAACTCTGTTTCTGAAGTATTAAATCCTCTATAATCTTCAAACTTGTTAGAGGAAGATTGATAATGATATGATATGTATAGACTAATGCCTATACATATCAGTCTTCGTCTAGGAAGGGAATCATCATCCCTCTTCCTCAGGCAAGGGTCCTCGGTAAAAGGGGACGCCTTGCGACGTCCCCCTCTATATTAGCCTTGGACTACAAGTTTGACGAATGGTGTCATCCAGTATTTACTGGACGGGCTGTATCCTCCGTGCATCAAAGCATGTAAGCAGACAGGCTTTTTACGAGAGTGTCCTAATGGTGCAGCTTTATTGAGAACCGCTTTAAGGGACAGGTCACCGTCAACACCTTTAAGCATCCAATCTTGGATGCGTTGCCTGACGCCTCCCGTCTTGCCGCCATAGCCAAACGGGACAGGCGTTGCGCTTGCCAAGTCAACATTGTCAAGAGGCACAATTTTGACGTTAGCCTCATTGCCACCAGCGTGTTGTTGGACAAATGCCCAAATCTCAGTATAGTCTAGCTCGCGGTCAGTAACCACCAGCTCAGCTGATTTAACGACAGTTTTAGCAGTAGATTTTTTAACAGTTTTAGCAGTCATGATATGTCCTTTCTACGACATGTCCATAAGCACCATTGCTTATGATGTAAGAGTAGCACGTATGATTTTTATTGACAAGTCAATAATTATCTTAAAATATCCCTGTCATCATCAATCATCGTCAACGGAAAATGATTGAGGATGATTGATAATTTAAGTTTGACTGAGGAAGATTGATGACGAAACTAGAGATCTTCCTCCTTTATGATGGGACGAGAGGATGATAGAATATGATTGATAGCCCCCGTCCAATCGTAAGGCGATCCCGAACTCCAGTCAGGTATCAAGGGATCATCTTTTATCGTCGTTGTTGCAATATCCATGGCTCTCGCACCGTGAAATATATTTATAGTTCGGGACGAAGGATGACTAACCAAGTTCCAGACGTTTCCAGAATATCCGCTATATCTTATCTGCCAAGCAATTTGGTGAGGACGAAGAGCAATTTTATTTAACGAGTTTAACCTATGAACTTTAAGCTCAAGCCAAAAAGCATGACCATCCAATATGCCATGCAAGTCAGGTACTCCAGGACTAGACCAAGACTCTAGACGTGTCCAAAACACGCCTAGATCTTTGGTTCCCTCACGCAGATTTTTCCACAATGTGGACTCTGGTTTACTCACTTAATGCCTCCTTTACTTTGAAACCGATTGCTATCAAAAGCACTGCATCGCAGACTATTAAAAAGATTAACGTGCCATCCATCACACTAGCTCCGTTGTGGTGGGTGTGATGAGCACGACCTGCTGTTTGGCAAACTTGACAACTGGTCTGCCCTCCTGCTCACTTGCCCACTCATTATGGCGATTGATAAATTCTGCCAAGTGAGCGCGTTGCCTTAACTCATCTGTCCAAGATGTCATATGCACCTCAGGATCAGGCGTACATGGTGAGCCATCAGCATTAGTAGTATCTGTGAACCACAGAGTCGTTAACAACATGAGGCAACTGGGGTCTTCATTAGTAACCACCATATCACCTTCATCATTCATATCTACACACTGTATCATTAGTCTGCTCCTTTCTACGAGCGTTGTTGCCTTTACAATTATAAAGTAGCAGTACAGAGAATAGAAGACACTTCTTTTGTTATCTTTTATTTCGGTGTAAATCCGACTATCTTATAGCCATCAACCCACTCACTCCACCCCTCTGTCCAATCGGTCTCATCGTAATTCTTCCAATCGGCTGACCTATCTCTATTTATTTCACTGAGCACACGACATAAATCCCAGACGAACTTTTCGCCCGTCTGGGTATCCTGCACGATGTAGTGCATATCAGTCATTACTTGCTCTCTGCACTAAAGCCTCCTCACAAATGGGACAAGGTGTTTTATCCTCATCCCCATACACCCGAGCGTAGTTATTACCGAGCATCGGCATACCACAAAGAGTGCCATGCTCACCCGGAACACTGAAGTGCTGTTGACCCAGCTTTTTAGTCCACTCAAATAAGCCTAGATCGCTTGCCACTTTGGACACATAATTAATTACATCAGCCATTGTAAGCCTCCATCATTTGTATAGCCTCAACGCGGTTATCGTAATCGCGCTTGGCTTCATCATAACTAGGGTGGATTTTTACATTACCTTGACTGCCTGGATCCTGACGCCATACGAGCCATGCTTCGTTGACGCGGGAAAAGTCCAATATGGTTTGAGACTTACCATCATTGAACTCATAGGTTTCAGCTTTAGGTTTTATCATAGCGGCTCCTTTCTGTGAGTGTTGCTATAATTATAAAGTAAAACAAGGGACAGTAAATGATAACTCTTTTACTGTCCCTTTATATCACCGATCCCTGAGGTAATATTTGATGAGGTATTTAATGACGTTAGGGTAGGTGACATCCATACCTGTCTCCTCCTCTAACAGCTCACGTATAGCGTGCAAATCTTGGAGCGTCTCGCGTCCAGAAAGATGCACCATAGTAGGGACGTCCTTATATTGGGCTGACCCTTTAGGACGTCCTTGCTTTTTTGGTTTAGTAGTCACGTAAAAACCTCTTGAGGCCAAACAAATGTGACTCCTCAGCCACTATTGTTGAGTACTCACAAGTAACTATGTCGTCATAATTATTAGTATTAGTAATGGTGACGTGCGTTTGGTTCTCAAAACCAACAATACTTATTTGCCTCAAATCATCAAGGCAACACAACACCTTGTCATCACTGACCTCAAGATGTGTTGGCTGTATTGCGTGATAGTCAACCCAGCCGTCTAGTACGGCATCGCTAGTTTGCTTAAAGTAGTTCATCGTAACGTGTCCTTTCTATGACTATTGCTACAATTATATAGTGCCACATGTGAGTTATAATGATAAGTCTTTAATTATCACCCTCATCATGATCAATCATCATATTACCCTCAGTGACGACGGCCAGAGCAGGGAACTCCTCTTGTATCCTTTTTATTTCTCGCATCACTTCATCACGATTCATCTGATCAATTTTACCATGCAAGATTTCTTTACGGTCAATATAAAGCCCCGCCGCTTGACCTCGTGATTTTTCAGCAGCGACAGCCGCCGCAAAATTTCCTCCTGTCATCGCGGCATCACGTATCTCAGCCAGCTTTTTAACATGACCCTCAAAACTTACCTCATATTTACGTGCCAACTCTTGTTTTAATTCACGAATCCTCTCAACGACGTGGGGGTAACGCTGACCGTTGAGTAATTGTGAGGCAATAGCATGGGCTGACTTCTCGGAATACCCAGCACGAAGAGCTGCCTCAGTTTGTGAAATATCCTCACAAACATACAATCGTGCAAATTCCTCTTGCTTTGGAGTGATGGATTTTTCTTTACGTGGATTTGCGACGACATCAAGTGTGGGTTTATGAGTTGCTTTTGCTAGAGCCATTTACTGCCCTCTCCTCCTACATGATGGGATACTTTGCATAATAGGACCAAAAACGAATTATGTTAAATTCAAATTTATCACAGATTAGACCGCGCGGACGGAAATACTACATTGAGATATTGGATCAATCATCGTAATTCATATGCTAACTCATTGAAGATATGTGTATACTGAGATATTGTATATTATCAAATCATAAAAAACAAATTTACTCTCATCCATATTTACCTCCTATATAGCAAACTAATCAGAAACCTTGGTAATTAGTCATTGTTTTGGGGGGTACTTACCTACCACCCACTATGCTAGAGGCAGTCGAGCGGCGTCTGAGCGGCGTCTTTTTTTACTCGTGAACCATGTTTATTGGTAAAAAGACCCCCAACCATTATTGATTGGGGGTAGGTTCTCATAAGGGAGGAACTTATCATGAGTAAAGTATGATAACACATTTATCAAAAATAACCATACTAAACTTAGCGGAGGTGCGGAACCTTATCCAGTCTTAAATACTTGACTGCACTGTTCTTCTTCAACCCTACGACGTAAGATCTCACGTGCTTTAGCTACTCCCCTAGAAGTAATATGCCAAAGTCCAGGTTTAGAGTGACCAATCCTGCGTAACTCACCTTTAGCTTCAATATTAACTATCGTTTTATACACATCTTCTACTTCAATATCCCTGAAGTCGGCGACCGATAGAGTAGCATTAGTCTCGTAAAACCGTACGAGTATTTGAGCAGTCCCGCTATTAGTAAAGATTTTACCACGCGGTTTAACCCTGACTGCTTTAACAGTCGCAGGAGCAGTAGGCATCGCAGTTACATTAGGACTCGGAGGATTTACCATCCCCTGTTTAATCATCCAACGTACTTGCATACCGATACTACGGCACTCAGCCTCAGCTACAGTTTTAAGTAGATTATAAGTTTCAATATCAAGCGAGATCGATTTGTAGTTTTCTGGATCGGCCATGTTTTTTAGTCCTTTCTTCGGCTATCGCTACCTCTCTGGCTTTGGTAGCTATCATGCTTTCTAGGATAGACCTAGCTTCTGGACTGCGGAAACAGATAGTAGCTAGGGTATAAGAGAGGTGACCGCATGTGCGGTCATCCCCATATTTTGCTTTATCACCTCTTTCAAGGTAGTGCTGGTGTTCATCAAGGCGTATAAAATAACTCACCGCACTTCTCACATCGGCGTAGCGTGTCATTACTCAACCTCTACAGTAAAACGTAGCTCACGTACACGGTCGCCAATATCACTTTCACGCACCCACTCATCAGGGTCGTAATCATTAGTGCTAATAGTTGAATCAAACAGCTCTTGGACTTGGTGTTCAACTTCAATCATACGCACATATACATCATCAACTGTTTTACCAGCCGCTGTCATATTCTCTTGGCCTACACGTAGAGCTTTTACCTCGCCGCGTAAAGCCTGAATCTCTTGTACAAGTGTACCAAGATAAGAACCAAGGTTCTCACCAAAAGCACGAGCTTCACTAAACTTACGTTCTTCCCAAGGGACAAACTCATCACGAGCAGCGATATCTGTGCATACAGCATTATCTATCTCGCTGCTTTCAGGCACAGCAGTAGCAGCACCAGACACATCAGATATAACAGCATTATTTTCAACTTTCTCAGTCATAACCTACTCCTTTCTTGAGTGGTTGGTTAGGTGTAGCAGACAAGAGGTAGTCCATAGGAGACTGCCCCTTGCCTATTATTAATATACCACAGGATATGCCAAGATTGCACTCTTGGTATAATTTATTTTATCCTAAAACCTCGGCTCATCTTTCCAGTACAGATTACCATATTCATCAACTATACAATCACGGTCGGGATCTAACTCTACTTCGCCAAATCCTCCACATTCTTCACACTCATCGTAATAGCCCTCTAAATACCCACCGCGCTCGTAATCAACAACAGGACGTTCATATTCAACACGCCCCTCACCCCCACATAGAGGGCAGGGGATATGTGTAATATCATTATCTACAGGTACAAGATTAGACATCCTCTGTACTCACAGTAACGCTATGACTAGAACAAAAATTGTTACAAAGTCTGGGATAAAATCCGTGATTTCCATAACGCTTTGTCTCCTTTCTAGAGAGTGTGATATAATAACTTAACCAACAACGAGAACAAAGATAAGAGCCTTCATCACCTATCTCAACCTCATCACCGCATTGGTTACATTTTAGATTCGGCATCCTTAAATAACGGCTTAAATGCTTTATTAACCGCCCTCAGTAATTCTGCTTCAATAATAAAACAATCAACATCTATTTTATCTACTCCAAGGCTATACATACCGCGTCTAAATTTTTCTTCAGTAATATTAGCCTCGCAATAATCTTCTTGCAACTTTTCAAGCTCATTCATCCATAACTCTTTTACTTTACCCATTATTTCCCCTCTCAAGAGCTTTGATTATTGTTTCAATACGCTCTAACATTGTTAAATCAGTATTATATTTATCAACCTTAGAACAATGCGATAAGGCATCAGGCAGACATTCTACCTGATGCTTTAAATCGTAGGCAATAGTAAGGACTTCATTCATGCCAATAATAACCTCTGTCTGCACCTAATCCATACAATACATTATGGATAAGTGCTGGCTTACTCTTATCAAGTTTAAGTTTGCCATTGACCCAATTATAATAGCCATGGATAGTGGGCATCTTACGACGCCCACCTTTTAAGATTACAATTTCTTTGATATCATCAACATTATCAACTAAACCAGTATAATGAAGATAAGTTTCTATTAACCCTATTCTAGGATAAATAGGCGTGAGAGCATGGCTCTCGCGCGAGTTATAATAAACCTGAGCGGAGTACATATCAGTACTCACTAGGCAGCATCAATACTTTTTGCCGCCCATCATCAATCAGGTAAAATTTCCAAGTACCAATATCGGCATCAGTAAAACCAATATCACGCGACCATAATAAGTTATCATTACCATCATCAGCTACGATAGTGGCTACCTTATTATTCTCACCTTGGAGAACATCCATTTTAATAAGGATAAAGTAGTTCTCCTCAGTAAGCAGAGGTACTACCTCAGTTTGGATAATATCCATCAACCAATAAGCACCGCCTCCGCAGTTCTCCGCAAAGTAGTGCGCTCCATCAGTCAACAGCATTTGCTGGTCTTTAGGAGTCAACGGCATATTATACCGTATATAACCTTCAGTCCCAGTAAACATATTTAGATCAGCAGTTTGCATATCATACTCCTTTCTACGAGTGTTGTTATACTGCATTTACAATATATAGGTATGGACTTATTGATAGACCATACCTATATTATCTTATTGTATCAGGTTACTTTGAGACTTTTGGAATTACATACTGTAAATCAGTAGCCCTTGGTATATCTAAAATATGATACACAGCCTCAAGTAATGCTTTTTCTCCTACATCGCTGGCTAATTGTAAAGCGATACATTCAGGCTCATCAGAAACAGGGACAACGGTTGATGGTCCATCAATATGTGGATAGTGATAACACACTAACATATAATCATCGGGCTGTATACGAGTGACAACCAATCGTTCTATCTCGGTGATCCATATATCACAAGATGTATCAGTGAGAGTTGGATCACTGATTACATTTGTGCGTGATTGCATGATAGATTGCACTTGTTCTAAGAATGTTTTATTTGTCATAACTATGTCCTTTCTATGACAACTGTTACAAAAAGCATAAGTATGACGGCCGAGAGATATGATAACAAACATGGAGAAGGCCGCCATACTTATAATTATACTATGCCAAAAAAGATTATCAAAAACAACTCTTTACGCATCTTCTTTACTCTTCTGTATTAGGTCTCCATTTGGCTCCAGTCAAGTATCCACATTCTCCACATGAGATCTGTCCTTCCATCCCAGATATGAGTTGAAAAGAACTAGATCCACAGAGCGAGCAGAGTAATATCTCTACTTCGTGTTCTGTTATGATTTGGCTCTCTCCTCTATGATGGGTCACCCTGTCTCTCGGAGTGAAGGGGATGACATTATCTCCTGCATAAAGGGCGGTATTGGTCTTTTGCGCCATGAGCATATCCTCGCTTTTTCATAAATGTAATAATCTTGGTATGCAATTATCGTGTCAGAATGCTTATACTCATCTGGCATTGCCTGAGCTGGTTTAGTAAATCCTCTCGCTTTTAACTGTATTGGTGGACAACGTAACATTGCGAGCACACGCTCACAACCATGTACCTTACCAAAACGATAAGTATATTCTTTACATAAAGCGATACCTAACTGCCATAGCCAGCGATAATTTTCTACCGTCTGACCAGCCCAAAGAGTGCAGGGATGTTTTTGATGTACAGGTAAGTATGGTCCATCAGCACTATACCTATGATGTACAGTGCTGAGCATTTGTGTAGACTCAAGTGGCATTTTAACAACATGTTTATCGCAATGCCATTGAGCGCAAATTGTATGATTCCAATCAACGATAAATATATTCATGCTTATTTTTACAATAATAGCATAACAAAGACTGTTCTTTTTTGCTCTTACAGATAATCGCCACTAGATATAGCTGCCTCTATTTCCTCATCAGTCATTCTACTTAAATCTAAATCATCGAACCGAATCTTCTTTTTTCTTACAGGTTTTTTAACAAGTTTCAATTTTGGTGGTTTAGGTTTCGGTAATTCTTCTACTGTAAATAATACTTCTAATGTGGCGTATTTATGACCGCACTTCAAACATTTCCTATGTCTTTTAATAGTATCTTGGTGAGGTCGGCTGTTATAAACTTTACTTTTTTTGCCACATTTGATGCAGTTCACGGTACGCCTCCTAAATTATAATGAGCCAGAACCTTTTTTATTGGTTCAAAATCTTTATGCGAAGAAAATTTCTCATATAAATAATTCATACCAGAGTGCATTATCATTTTCATTTGCTCACTGCCCTGCGAATGACGATGAGTATATAAAACTAACTCAAGCATATCTGCCATCTTCAATCGTATTTTTTCTTCTGGGCTAAGTACAAACATCAAACCAAGATCTTCAAATACTTTTTTCTCAGCTTTTACAAAGGCTTGATGTATTTCTGGATAAGACCACTTAGCTGTTGCTGGAATATCCCCTAAAATTATTTCTGGTACATCGTGATATAATGCTGCCATAATGAGTTGTTTTGAACTGTCAGGCCATAGCTGATCAATTAAAACACTTACTGCATACGAATGCGCTCCCACTGTTTGCCTCTCTGATTGATTTGCAACAGTGTGATATCTCAGTACAAACTGAGCATCCCATACTGTTGTTAATGTTTTAATTCGTGATGTTATGCTGCATTTCTGTGCTGCCATCTTTTATTCCTCTTAACCACGGCTTTTCCGTGAATGTTTGTTTTGCCTCTCCCCAGTTTGGACCAAACTCGGCATCTACTATGGAGGGAACTTCTAACTTAACACAATCTTGCATAATTTCAGTTATCTTTTTTGCTTGTTCTTCTGACTCAACAGATACATCTAACTCATCATGCACTTGAATCATAGGTAGTATACCTTCATCAGCTAATGCTACCATCGCTGCTTTTGTTTGATCTGCCGCACTGCCTTGGATTAATTTATTTAATGCTTTGTATGTAAATGCTCTTTTGATTCCAGGACCATGTTCTGCATAGGCTTCTTGATAAGTCATAGGTTTCCAACTCCCATACTTATTTGGTTCCCACTTATCAAACCTACACCTGCGTCCTAACAAGGTACGAATAACCCCACGTGAGCTGGCTCGGTTAGTGCTATACTCACTAAGTTCTCGTACAAAAGGTACTTTATCATGGTATGTGGCGAACAGTTCTTGAGCATCCTCAAACTCTAAGCCAAGGCTCGCGGCTAACTTTTTACTACCCATCCCATAAAATAAACCGAGATTAATATCTTTAGCTTGTTTACGCGGGACGCCTACAATATCAGCCGCCATTTGGTGAAAATCTGTACGTGGGTCAGAATTATATTGCTCTGCAAAGTCAGAAGCCCCTCTGAAGCCCATCAGTTTAGCATAATGCACAACAATACGCGGTTCTTGGCTGGAGTAATCAAATGCGCCCCATAGACAGTCTTGTTCAGGTATAAACAAACTACGTATCATTGGACCTATTTCGCCATGCCTTGCTGGTATTTGCTGAAGATTAGGGTTGCTATAACTAAATCTACCAGTAACTGTGCCTCCTCCATCACTACGTAAAGGATGTAACTCAGCATGTATTCGTCCGTTTATTTGGTGTTTAAGTATAGCATCTACAAATGTGCTACGAGCTTTTTGATATTCCCTAGCCTGTACAATCATTTGCGGCACTTCGTGTGGGTGATTACTTAAAAACCCTTTAGTAAAACTAGGCGCACCAGTCTTTTCTGTTTTACTGTAAGGTAGATTCATTGCATCAAAAGCTTTAGCTACACTCTCTGCCGCCCATATTTCTACTTCCACACCTGTTTGTCTTTTTATTAATCCTAATAACTTTTGTTCTTTTTGTGATAACTCTTGTTTAATACGTTCACATTTATCTAAATCAACTCTAACACCACGTTCACGCATTGGTATAATCGTTTTAAGGACATTAGTTTCAAGTTCAAAGATATCTTTGATATCTTCTTTTATTATTAAAGTTTTAAAATGTTGCCAGAGTTTTAATGTCAGGGCGGCATCTTGTTCAGCATACATACCTACATGATGAGCAGGAAGTTTATACATCTCACTTTTTGCATTGATACCAAAAGCCTCGGCAGCTTCTCTTAATTCAGCTTCACTTTTACGCTCTTGTAAGTAATCTCTACCAACTGCATTTAACGCATAGCTAAATCTATTTTCATCTAACAATGGCGCAACGACCATAGTGTCGATGATTCTGCCCTTGACCAACACATTTTCTGCGAGCAACCAGCCAACATCGTAAGGAGCATTATGGAAAATATAATCCCTATCAATTTTACAAACATCTGATAACCACCCCAATGTTCTATTTACATCAAAATTAGGACCGATCTCGTGCCTGATGGGGAAGTACCATTGATCACCTTGCACTGCCACGGCTATACCGATTATATGACCATCTTTTCTAGGCCAACCACTTCCTAATACAGTAAGGTTAGGATCGCGTGTTTCTAAATCAATAGCAACTTCTTCTGCATTAGAAATATCAGGATAACCATCAGGCATAACCCACTCAGTCGGCGGTTGAAACAATGGGTACTGCATTACCTTTTACTTTCATTGGTCGTTTGCATTTACTACATATCGGCCATCTATTTTTTAAGTTACGAAAAGTAACAATCTTCGTTTCTCTTCCGCACTCACACTCAGCCAATACTTCTTTATCCAAATTACTTTTGTTTTCTGACATGGCCTTGTAAAATCATCTCCGCTTCTACAAGAAATAAATACCTACGCAGGTCACGTATATCATCTATTATACCTTCCTGCCTTTTATCTTTTTGCACAGCCTTAAACACATCGTAGTTATACTCTGTAACTTGTTTTTCAAGTCTATCCCACTTGCGAGCTAACATCATAAAAGCACCAACACCACCGCGTTGTTTCCAGCTATCGCCATAAGATCGCTCAGCTTCTTCTAATTTTACATGATCTAATACACTGAGCTTACCAACTTCTTTAATAACAGAGCTTACCTCTTCTTCTTTTAATCTACGTTTCATATAATCTTCATGTCCTTCCCTAATCACTTAATTCTCCTTTGCAGCCATTCTATACAGGCTTTACGCCATGCGCGATCTTCTATTGCATTGGCACAATGAAAAGCATTTTGATAATTTTTACTCTTCCAAAACCTCCACGATTTACGCATATTTCCACAAGTCGTACCTAAATAAACATTATTGTAAGTTACTCTTGCTTCATCTAAAAACCATTCTTGCAGTTCTTGATCAAATGTATCAGGATCATCAACTAAAGATGGTGGGTTATAACTTAATCCATCCTCGGCTAATGTAAGATATGGTTCATAATCTGCTTGCATACCTTCTAACTTTTTTAAAACATCTGTATACGCATGAAGGTTATTACTAAATTGATAATACGTGCCTACAGCATATCCGAGCATCGCAGCCATATACTCTAACAAGACAGACATATGAACAGCATTAGCACCATACGCACCCCAGATCATATCATTACTACGATTAGTTACAGTCATATTTAATTCACCCCTACGCTCCCAAAAATATATCTGGGTATTACAGGGGTAATCTTTACCATCGTTGGTTTCAACTAAGTCTTGGTGAGGATCCCATATACCTAACACAGCCCTACGATCATTACGGTAAGTGCCTAATCTAAACAGAACAGTTTTTAATTGATCTTTACCAAACCACTCCCTCCATCTGTATCCATAAGCACCGTGGAAAGTTTTACCATCATCACTATATGTATTCATGCGACCATTAAAACTTAAAATCCATGGCACATCATTACGCCCTGCCAACATCCATAAACTTTCCATTAAATGAAAATATGGGTTAGCATCACGTTCTGGGTAAAACAGAACTCTCTCACGACTATGGGTGTAAGTTGTCATAACAGGAGTATCAAATTCTAACACGGGACCATTACGTGTTTCAACCTGCTTACCTGATGAAAATAAGGCTTGTTGCCCTATATAGAGGGCTTCACTTACACCCCTAGCTAAAATTGACCGCATATAAAGCCTCCTCGATCGTATCTAAGGTTATGGGTGGTAGGTTGGTGGCCTAAAAACACTAAGCCACTCGAACGGGGTCTGTAGAGCCAATACCAAAGAACTCTAAGTTTTTTTGGCATTTTTGCAGGGCTTTTGTATCGGGAGTGCCAATAGGTAATCCTTGATTACTGTTTACTAAATCAACATAGCTTTGAGCTACATTACGCATATCAAATAGCTCTAACAATTTTAGATTGTTTTCTTTTATACGAATCCATTGTTGTTTATCATGCACTGCATCATCGATAATATCAGCGATCACAAATGTTTTACCCTCAGCGGGAATCTCTATATAATTTTCTCCAGCCTTAAATATTTCACTGTTCCACATACCCCAATCAGTAGCTACGGGAACTGCGCCGCAGATTATTGCTTCTACAGTAGTCCTATTAAAATGTGCGCCGAAGCTAGAGTATTTTTTACTATAGCTTGGATCAATTTGTAGTTTGACTGTTTTTAATATTTCTAACACTTTATCATTTGGAACAGTTCCTAGGTGCTGCATACCATAACGCTTGGCTCTATCCCATATGCGCTCACCTGTCTCATCAAAATATTTTGGTTTGCATTTATCAGGACTAGTCATGTATCGGTACTCAATACCTTCTCCACCTATGAGCTTACACTCACTATTATCCATATATCTTATGGCACGAATTAAAGTATCTACACGCTTCCAAGCCTTAAAAACTTGAATAGCTGCAAACCCTTCTCGCCTTTCGAAGTCAGTCCAACCATCAGCCTTACTTACATCAAAAGGATTTACTATTAATTTGCGTGGTATGGGCAACATGTCTCCAGAAACCATAGCTGACTCATGTACACACACGGCAGAATGAAACATCTCATGTACATGTATTAAATGAGGGTATAACTCAGGTAAATTACCATCATGTATGATGGCTATGTTTTTAGTGCCATGGCCGTACAAATCTAACCAATCGGTAATACCTTTATTTTCTTTACTCATAGTGGGTACAGGAATATGCCATAAAACAGCATCATATTTGGCGGCTTTCTGTTTAAATAAATCCCTGTGATATTTAGAAAGGTAAGGCACTTTTGGCAGACCGACCCACCCCCTAGCTTGATGGTGTAAATATCCTGTTCCGACCTTACGGTATTGATCAAAGTTTTTTGGTGGAGAGCTGTTTCCCGCCACCTTATTTTTAGGAACAAGCATTGTAAAATCAACTTCATGGCCTAACTCTTTTAAACCTTTAGCAAGATACTCGGCATGGTTGATGATCCCACCGTAATCTTGTATTTGAAACATTGTCATTAGAAACTTCATTCTACGGCTCCTTTTGGTGTATCTGTTAATAAAGTAGGGTGATAAATACTTCTTGGTCTACCTTGCCCTAACCTTACACGCTCATATTTATCCCACTCACATAAGCTATGCTCAATCGTACGCATATCTACCTGATCAAGAGGCACATGTTTTAAAACATGATAAGGTGCATGTTTTAATAACCTGACCATGTGTTCGTTAGCTATAGGCTGGGTCATACCCTTTTTTAAATCTCTTCCGAGGATACGGTTAATTCCTCGTATAGCTCCTGGACCCGCGTTAGCCCAACTAAAACGGTCTTTTGCCTTATCCAATACAGGTGTGTAGTTGAGGTCGGTAACCACTTCGTATGACATAAAACCTCCTCCTCCCCACCCTTTATACGCACCCATCGCTTCATGTAACGCTTGGAGCGACTGCGTTTGTTGGGCAATCTTCGCCAGCGTTTCTTTATTTTCCCATATGGGCGTGAGGAAATGGTCAACTACTACCTCTGACTTTGGTGCTTTGAGTCCTTGGTTAGTGATTATATATGCACCAGTAAATGTTCTTTTACCAAGAGAAAGTCTTGAATCAATAAGGTGTTTGGTTTTTTGTGGGTTAAAATCTTCCACCCACCCATGATCCTCGGCAAACTCACTTGTGCCAACCATACGAAACAGACAACAATTAAATATCATTTCACTATGTGAACGATTATCGTTTGGCTTTGTCCAATTTTGCCGCATCCATACAGTTACCCTATCATTCTCACGAAAAGGGTTTGTAAATTTATATTCTTGCAAAATGGGGTCATCAGTCCAAGGTGGTGGCGCACCCGATAACCTACGCTGGTATATCGAGTGCCGCTCATTAATCCAACCGAAGTAACTTTCTACAGCTTCGGGCAACATGGTTATTGCTCCTGCCAATCCAATTTTATAACACCAGCTTCTATCGCTATCCTAATATCAACACCACATCCTGGAGCAGGGTTTAATGCACGAAGATTAGCTAGGGCTTCGCCAACCGTAGCACTTTCCATAATTACTTTCATATTACGGTAACGATTAGTACCCTCACGAACAGTGGGTGTATCTTTCAACACAATAATGCGAGCATCATTTCTAAAACGAGTACGAGGTTTCTTAGCTTCTTTTACCTCTGCTTCATGTTTCTGTGCTTTATTATTAAACTGATCTACATGTATGTTAGACATACTTGGCTCCTCTTCAGGTTTCCATACTTTGGCTTTTTTAACCACTGCCTCATGCACATGGTCAGCCGCTTGTTGATGGGAAACAAATGTTGTGTCCCCACCTAAATTAAAAGCTACATCATGTAGCTCTGCTATTGAGCAAAACTCAACTAATTGTCTAGGTGATTCACCGTTATAAATTATGCTATACTCGTTTACCGCTTCACACTCTTTTAAAGATTCTAGCGTAGCAAACCTATATACTGTGTAAGGAGATCCAGAGCTTCCTGGAGTAGCTTCACATATTGCATAAAACATTTACATCTCCCTTTCTATGGAAAAACGGTATGGTTCATTTTAATTAACGAACCATACCGCGACAAGAACTACTTTGTCAAGTTAAGCAGCTTCGGCATACTCCAAAGCCTTACTCAGTGCTTTACGTTTAGTATTAGCACCAGAGCCAAACCAAGCAGAGTGTAAAGCATTACCCTCAGCTTGTGAACGCTTTTGGTGATCCACAACATAAGTTACCGCATTGAGCGCACCCCACCAAGTACCTTTAGCAGACTTCATAGTCGCACCAGGACTCGTAACTAACGCATCATTTACAAGTTCTGCTGTACGCTTAAACTCATCACGAAGCGGTGGTAGGTTATCATTATTGGAATCTTTAGCTCGCTCAATAAGCAACTGCGGTTGAAACAACTCTGCAATAAAGTTGTCAACATCAAAGTCTTTAGCACGTTTGCTTGCTAAGAACTCAGATTGCTCTTTAAACTGCACCATTTGTTGACCACTAATACCCAAAGCCTCTTCAGCAGCTTTTTGTATCTCCTCATCGAACATTTGCAAGTGCAATACGCGGAAGCGGTTGCCCTCTATATTCATAGCTTGGGTGAGAGTGTTATTACAAACAACGCGGATAGGCGTGAACATAATGGTCATCGCCTTACCTACTTGGTGACTATTGTTAAGTAGTAGGTAACCCTTAACCTCATCATCACCAGCTAACTGGAACTTATCAGTTAGTTTTGCTAACCCCCATACATCTTTACCCTCTTTTAAGCTACCAGCAGTTTCCATAGTCATTTGCCCTGCATCGGTAAACTTTTTAAAGAAGTCCATAACTTCAGCATTTTGAAAAGGTATGTAACCTTCACCACAATGCGAAAGCACTTTGTTATCAGTATCACGTACTAAGAAGTGTGTATCTGGTGCGCGGATAAAACCAGCCTCACCAGTGGGGTCGATGATATTCCAACAATTTGGTTTATCAACTGTGTAAGCAGGACGCTTACTAACTGTCCAATCGAGACCAGCCGCAACCAGCATCTCTTGGGGGGACATATTACCATCAACAGCAGTTCCTAATCCATGCCAAGGAACGGCTCCTGCGTATGCCATCGTTTCTACCATATGTGCCATAATATTGCTCCTTTCTATGAGTCAAGCTGTTGGCATTGTCACTGTAGGCAAGCTGCAAAAAGTTTTAAAAGATACATCCAGCCATGCCTCTGTCTGAGGGTTAAGTAAAAGTTTTACCCTCACTTCCCTGTCATTATGTGTCATAGAGAACACGACAGGAAACTTAGTTTTGTCGTCAAGTGTTTTTAACACTGAGGGCTGTATTGCGCGGTTGCGCTTTTTACGTATAGCCTCATTGTTAGCCTTAATCAACGACTTTTTATTAAAATACTGTAGTTCCACGGCAAACTCCTTTCTGTGTGTTGCTACCGTAAAAACATAATAGCAACTGGGTTTGTATTGATAACTCTTTTGTTATCACCTCGGTAGAGCATAGCCTTGACTAAACATAGGATGAATCAAATGTAAATTATCTGTAGCTCTCGTTAAGCCCACATAAAATACTCTTGCTTCATCTTCTACATAACTATTTATCTTCCTCCACATACTGTAGGGTCTACGCATAGTATCTGTTAAAAGCATTACATTTGTAGCTTGAGCACCTTTTGCAGAATGTATAGTAGATATACGTAACCGTGGAGTATCCGTTAAACTCTCACCTTTACGCAAACAGGCTTTTATATATGTGCGATCACGTTCATTTATTTTGCCAAGCCCTATATCCCAAGGTTGATTATGCAACAGCCCATGATCTCTTTGTAAATCTTCAAGACTGTAAAAACTAGAATCATCGCCATCGGGCATAGTTTTATATCCGTAAGCTACCTGACTGTTCAAAAGCATATGTTTATACACAAGCCTGACTTGCTCTGAATTTAAACGATTACCTTCTCGCAGATGTTCCCAATAGCGGACTGCCTCTAAAACTTTACTATCTATACTGGCTGAACCATTATAGATGTACAGGTGGCCTCTGCGTCGCACCTCTTCTTCTATTTGCTGTGCGCCTCGTGTGGTGCGACTTAATAGTAACCAATCACCTGAGCTTAGATCTACCTCTTCGGAGTGCCTATGCCAGAGTATATTCCCATCCCCCTTTTTGGGTTCAAAGATTTTATCCCGCCTTCCTACGATACTTTGAATGACTTTGCTACTAAGTGCGTGGTGGCTGGAGGGGATGCGGTAGGATTGATCCAAGAGGGTAGTTTCCCCTTGGAGTCCTACAAAGTGATCTACATCTGCGCCAGCGTAACGGAATATGGCTTGATCATCATCGCCAGCCACATAGCATATCTGGCTATTTTGCTCTAACAATTTTACCATCTCCCATTGGATGGGAGATAAATCTTGTGCCTCATCTATAAAAACAACTTCTAATCGTGGGCATAATTCTTGTTCTATAAAAACTTCTAACATCCCTGCATAATCTTGTAATCCATAGGAATTTTTCCAATGCTTTAATCCTCTGTCTACATACTCAACTCTAGACCAATCTGTTTTTAAAGGAACAATACTTTCATTGTAAACTCTGCGTAAAGGTTGACGAAGAATCCTTGATATATTTATAATTTCTAAAAATTTATCACCATAACCAAAATCCTTATACGGACCTTGATCTACATTAGAGCCACCAAAAAACTTACCTATCTTTAACCACTCAGCTACCTCTTGATATTTTTCAGCAGTCATAACTTGAGAGTGTTTCATACCTGACATTAAAAATGCCAAGCTGTGCAATGTTCTAAAATAAGGTAACTCTTTTTTCGTTAAATTAAATTTTGCACAAGCACGATCTATGGCTTCTGTAGCCGCCCTACGTGTAAAGGCAAAATAACCGATGCGGTCTGGTGGCACTCCAGATTGCATATATTGTTCAACTAAGTTGAGTAATTTAGTAGTCTTACCTGTTCCTGGAGGTCCGAGTACAATATGCACTAAATAATCCCATCTGCTACTGGTAAGTCTGGCAACGGGATATTAACATCCTCCCCTTGAAAAAACTCTTGGGGTAACGACCAAACATGAACACCTTTTCCTCTTACACGCCAGAACATTTTTTCTGCTTCTATGTTCTGTAAACGGAGTGTAATCTTATTAGAAGTGTAATGGTTAAAGTCGTTTACGGACAAGTGCTTTTTAATATCTTTTACCTGAAAGTAAACTCTTTCATCTACCCAAACAGCCACGCCTTGCAAGATATCCTCGCGGTCTTCCCCCTTGGCTCTCTCGCAACAAAAGGCATGTAATAAATCTTCAAACTCTCCCTTAATTGTGGCATCTGGTGGCACTTCAATAATAGTTAAATTATCTAAAAGCATTTGGATTCTTGTCTGCCATGCTCTTTGATTTACAGTTACAGGGAACTTATTTATTTGTGAAACACATTCTTTTTGAAACTGTGCTTGACTGGTTAAACCATTAGTGGAAAGTTCTAACCTTTCTCCATCTACATCTAATATCCATATGGGTGGGTCACCATCAATTTTTGTAAGGCTGGACATATCATTGCCCACACCTGTCGGACCGACACCATACTTTCTGCCCTTACATATTTCTTTATCGCAGAAAGGTTTTATTGGTTGATCATCACACTTATAAAAGTAATCTTTCTTTTTTAACTGCCGTATTACAACACCCACCTCATTATGACTAAGGGGAGGGTGTAAATAATCCATATTATACCGCTGAACTAATACTTCCCAATTTTCCTCATCAAACATTCGAGCGTAAACACCAAGATTAAACAAAGCGTTATTACGCGAACCTTCACCAAATCCTTTACTACATAAATGCTGTAGACACGGAGGACCTTCTTCTAGTATGCCATCTTTTGTGCCAAAGCTCATATTTAGTTTTAGAAATTTATTAGGAGTAAGAATAAACGATTGTGCGTATTCTAAAAACTGTTCTGTGCCTAACGCCTCACCCTCATCATTAAAAGCATAACGTGTAGAATTATCGCCGCCGTGATATGGCATATTTAAAAAATTACCTGTATCACCACGGTCTTTTAATATAGTTGTTTGTTTAGGGAATATTTCACTGCCTGAGTAACCAAGGGCGGCACTCAACTCTGTCATACGCCTTTGTACATCTTCAGCTTCTATAGGCTCAGTTAAAAATACCCAGACATGCGCTCCACCTGATTTAGTCCTGCCGACAACGGCTGGTATTTTATTATTACGTAAGGTAGTCACTAAATCTTTGTGACTAACATCGTACTGGTCTATATCTATAGCACCCCATTGACATAAGTTATCACTACGGATAGGTATAATACCTAACCCTGTGCCACCTTTTAAATGTTCTTCCCACATATCCACAGTGGTTGGCTCACGTAAAACAGTAGCTTGACCTTGTTTTTTGCCATCGCTACCACGGCTACTCTTTACGATGTAAGTGCCGTGAGCAATATCGCTGCCTTTAAATAAATCATAAAATCTTTGTGCAAGTGACACGGTATCCTCCAACAAAAAGGTGGAACGGTGTACACTCGCAAGCGAAAGTACACCGCTCCGCAACGATGGGGCGATCAACCCCCATCATTGAACTACATTATGTTATCACCAGTATCATCTTGCATTTGTGCAGATTTATCTTCTTTGACCTGCACTTCACCAGCTTTAATAGATTCAGCAAACTGTAAAGCCGTAGCGAACAGTTGTTTATCATCTTCGTAAGAAAGGTCAAGCCCACGTACGCGAGTTATATCAAACCCGAACCATGTACCTTTATCATTCTGTTCTTGGACTGTGCCAACCTTATAAACCTGTGACATTAGAGGTAAAGTATAGATACCATTTTTACCTTGAGCGGTCATAGATTGTGCTTGCGTCATCCACTTCCTAGCCTTCTTTAATTGCGTAGAAGACATCGTAATTAAAGCACGTTGCGGACCAAGCTCAGGGTGAAGTAACAGTACAAAAAACTGAGCAGTGTTACTCAGTAAATTACCATCAGGTAATACATCCTGCCCCACATCGTTTTTAGTAGTGGTATTAACAATAGGATCAGTAGTCTCATATGATGTTACATATCCACCACCCTGTTCGCGTGGCTTCCACTCTACAAACCTACGATTATAATGGCATGGCACAACTTCAATGCCTTCTACTCCATCATACACTTCATTAAGCACAGTATTAAAAAGCATACCTGCCTCTGCACCTTCCACATATGCGCCATCACGCTTATTTACTTGTGGACTTAACTGTGCCAGTACCCTAATAAAAGGTATGGACAAATCTTCAGCAGTTACTTCACTAAATCCCGCACTGCCATACTCTTCAAACTGTGCCGCTACTGCGACATCACTGCTGCTTTTCACAGCTACTTGCTTGCCATCACTCATGACTATTTACTCCTCGTAATTTTAGATTTTTCACCAATAAACACACCGAATAAATCATGCGGTATATTTAAACCTTTTTCGGTGGACTCTCTCACCCAAGCCTTTAGAGTCATGGGTTCTACCCATTTTTTTGTGCTGGGAGCCATACCTCTTTCTACCAGCTCGGTAGCAAACTTTTCAGCTTGCTCTTCTTGACCACGCACAAAATTAGTGGCGACTTGGTTTTTAATTAAATCACCGTGGTCGTTCTGCACTAGCCAAGTAAAGGCTTCATCCTTTTTATCTTGAGGTATACTAGCACTATAGAATTTAGAAACACTGATGCTTGAACCATCAGCTAATTTAAACTCTGCTACTCCATGCTCAGCCATTGCTGCTGGCAACTGATCTTCTGCAATATTTTTAAGTTCTAACTTAGCTTGCTTAAGATCCCCTTCTAAATCAGCCACACGCTGCTCTAAATCTAACTGTATCTGTGCTAACTTACTTACTTGGCTAACACCAGCTTCATCTAAAGTTGTGAGCTTTGCGGCTGCACTTTCAAAATCAACCATCGCTATCTCCTGGACGAAAGTTAAGGTCTGCTTTTAAAGGAAAGTATTTACCTTCTTGTCTATCCCACTTCAACATTTTAAACCTACCGCCATTTGCTCGTGCAGCTACAGCAGCAGCTAAAGCAATAGCAGCGGGATCTCCTGCAAGAAGTAGATAATCTTCGTCGGTAAACTTGCCGAGCTTTCTGCCCAATTTTCTAATAGTAGGTTGTGTAGAGTAGCTGGCTTGCTCTCCTGCGGGAAGTAATATTTCGATATCCCCGAAACTTGTGGCGTCCGTAATATCACGACCTCGCATCTCCTGTGTTATATATACTGTCATTATTCATGCCTTTCTCCACATGGTTACACTGTATTATTAGTGTTTAACATATATTGGCAAAACTTGCGCGTCAAGTTTGCTCTGGCAAAAATTAAATATATCCGCTATATCCGAACTTTTTATAATAGGGGGTAAAACACATTGAAACAAAACAAAAAAGTTTTCAAAAGTTATCGCGCGGACAGAAAAAGTTGTGTATATTTTTTAGTGATATCGGAAAATGTTAAAAAATAAATTTACTCCTATCCGTATCTAGCACCTATATAGTAAAGCGATAAAATGAAACTTGCACTCAATATGTAAAAACAGTAGAATACACATATTCCAGTAGAAAGAGGAAGTTATGAGGTACAAGTTTAAGTATAAGCCATACGAGCATCAGCTCGAGGCTTTAACAAAATCGTGGAATAAACCCTACTACGCTCTATTTATGGATATGGGTACGGGTAAATCTAAAGTTCTAATCGATACGATAGCTATGTTGTACGATAAAGGCGAGCTTGACAGTGCTTTAATTATTGCACCAAAAGGTGTGTATAGAAACTGGGAGCGTAAAGAAATACCTACCCATATGCCAGAGCATATAAATATGAATATTGTTTCGTGGTCACCTGAGCAGACACAAAAGAAACAAAAAGAATTAGATACACTCAGGCAAATTACTGAAGATCTACAAATATTTCTTATGAATGTCGAAGCTCTTAGTACTAAACGTGGTTTAGAAGCAGCAGATAAATTTTTACTTACACATAGGTCTATGCTTGCAGTAGATGAAAGCACCACGATAAAAAGCAGAACTGCTCAGCGCACTAAAAATCTAATAAGAATAGGTAAAAATGCGCCATATCGTAGGATACTTACAGGCTCACCAGTAACTAAATCACCTTTAGATTTGTATACTCAGTGTGAGTTTTTAGAGCATTACGCTCTTGGTCAAGGTAGTTTTTGGACATTCCAAAACAGATATGCAAAAATGGTTCGTCGTACGATGGGAGCGCATAGTTTTAATCAGATTGTTGGATACCAAAATTTAGATGAATTAAATGGTATGATAGAGGGTTTTAGTTACAGGGTGCGTAAGGAGGAATGTTTGGATTTACCAGATAAAGTATATACACGCAGGACTGTAGAACTTACTCCTGAGCAAAAGAAACTGTATCAGCAAATGAAAAGTATGGCTCTTGCCATTATAGAAGGTGAAGATGGTGGGCTTATATCTGCCCCAACTGTGCTTACACAGATACTCAGATTACAACAAGTATGCTCTGGGTTTGCTAAATTTGAAGATGGTAGGATAGTTGAAGTTCCAAGTAATAAGTTACCTGAACTAATGTCTGTTCTTGAAGAAACAGATGGGAAAGTTATTATCTGGGGTAACTTCACACATGATCTTCACATAATACAAAAAGCTATTGCTAAAGAGTATGGTGAAGAATCTGTGGCTTTATTTTATGGTAATACACCAGCAGATGAACGTCAACCCATCGTTGAAAAATTTCAAGACCCTGATAGTAAATTACGGTTTTTTGTAGGTCAACCAAGAACAGGTGGTTATGGATTGACTCTTACTGAGGCTAAAACAGTTATATATTACAGTAATGGATATGATCTTGAAGTTAGATTACAAAGTGAAGATAGAGCGCACCGTATAGGTCAAACAAATAAAGTAACTTACATTGATATTGTTACAGAAAAAACTGTAGATGAAAAAGTATTAAGGGCTTTGCGAAGTAAAATTGATATCAGTAGTAGAGTGTTGGCTGAGGGATATAAAGAGTGGATCATTTAAAGATGCTTTTGCAACCCAGATCATCATTATTACAAAAAGCCCTACCATTATAAGGATGACTGTTATTACCATCATCGCTTGTTTTATATTTTCTTGAAACTCTTTTTGTTTCCTAGCTGCCTCTCTACGAGCTAATGCCGCAGCTTCTTTAGCTTCGCGTATACGTTTAGCCCTTTCATCTACAATACTACGCCAAGTGCCATGACCAAAACGCATATCTACCATAGTCGCTATCTCTTGCATTTGTTCTTTAGCAAGTTTTGCATCTATAATTTCTTGTGCTACTGATTTTATACCAAACTGATCACCAACGGTTTGAGTTGATTTTTTATTACGCTGTTGCTGTACCTGTTTCTCACCTTCAAAAAGGTTATCTATATAACCAGCAATATCACTTACATCATTAGCCGTGCCGATAGCACTTTTAATACCATCAACGGCACTTTTAAAAAGTGCAAAACCAGCTAGGGCTGTAGATATAGGTTCCATTAAACTGTTCTCATTGCTCCCTGACCAGCACCTCTACGTTTAGCAATCGCTATAGAAGTAGCATCATTAGGGAACAATGTTTCAATACCCACTTGAGGTTTTTGAGTGGGGGTAGCCGCAGAAATATCAGTTGGTAAATACGCTGAACCCTCTGGTCGTATTGTTATGCGTGGAGTAGGGGGTAATGGGAACGGTTTTGGTGGTGGTGCTGGATCAGGTGAGGGTGGAGGTGTTTGTAATATAGGTTGATCAGTAATATTAGGCTCAAGTATAAGTGTTTCTTTTGCACCCTCACCTGTTATACCATCACCATAATCCACACCTATATTAAATAAATAGGCATTAAGTCTACGTTTATTAGGCTCACTTATACCTAATGGTGGAACTGACTCACCACCTTCTGTAGTCAATAACCTAGCAATATCAGGGTCAAACATAGCTTCGCGGAAAAGTGCATCAGAACGCACACCAGATTGTTGCCTAATCGCTCGGCTGAGTATGTAACCTATCATAGCTTTAGAACCCAGACGTCCCTCTTGCACAGCTATAAAACGGTTTGATATACCAGCAGGGGTTGTACCTAAAGCACTTGTAAATCGCGTAACTATATCTTCATCAGTTACGCCTTTACCTCTACCAATTCCTGTAATTAGTACACGTTCAGCAGCATCAGCCATTAAATATAAATTATCTACATGACTTTTATCAAAAGCTGCATCTAAAACTTCTTCATTTCTAACCATCCATTGTTTAAATGCAGTAGGGTCACTTAAAGCTGTAGGGGCTTTATCTAACATTTTTTGAGTTATAGCAGCACGGAAAGCCTGACTAGCTTCTACTTCTGTAAGGTCATCAGTAGCTTGTGAGGCTATTTGTCTTAGCTCTCTCATTTTAGCTGGGTTACGCAAAGCCTCTGTAAAGAGCTGGTCAGGACTTTGATTTTTTGTTGCTCTCGCTACAGAACCCATAAGTAAATTACCATTAATAGTTCTACGACGAACCTCTAACTCAGCATTACGTGTTACCATCTCACGTAACATGGTTTCTGTATCTAATAGATCATCAATTATACCAAGCTCAGTAAGAACTTCTCTATTAGTATTTATGTATTTATTTACTTTATCTGGCTCAAATATGCCTTTGTTTTGATTAAAAGCCACAGTACGTAATTTATCAAGAACTACATTTTTCATAGCTCGCATATCGGCTGGTTTATCAGCAAATAATTTCATAAATTGTTTAGCTGTATTTGTATCTTGTAAAAAAGCATCTGCTACTTTTTCATCTGCTACATAATATTGTGGTCTTTCTTTTGTGCTTCCTTGACCCTTTGCAGTAATTCTAGTTACACCACTCCGTTGAAAAGGAGTAACAACATTAGCATCATAATAAATACGGAAGTCATCAAATGCTTCATTTGTTTTACCATATGATGCAGCCATATTATCAAGTTGATCGCTTAATATAGCAAGAGGTCTAATAGCGGCTTTGTTTCCTTGCGTCACTGCTTTACCAATAGCACTGCCTACTTGATCACGGAAAGACTTCCAATCTTGGAAAGACATCCTATTATCTTTAAATTTCTTTTCAATAAATCTTCTTACTTCTGCTGGTAATCCTCCATAACTGATTGCTTCCTCACCAGCTTTACTTGTAAGACTATCTCTTACAGCAGCTTGAGCTGATGCTAAAGCATTAGCATCTCCTATTGGATCAGCATCATTTATTTTAAGTTTAGTTGCTAATGCAGCAGCATCATCTTTTGCAGCTTGTTCTGCATCTACAATAGCTTGTCTTATATTAGCCCCTACATCAGAACGGCTACCTAATTTAGGATAAACACCTGTATCGGCATCTGTAACCATACGCCAATTAGCCGCTAACTCATCACTATCAGCATTAATTCTACCAACAGTTATGGCATATGTGCCTTCAGCTTGATTATAAACAAACATTGGTGCATCATCTACAGGACTTGCTGTGAGGTCACCATCTATAAATCTTTGAGCAGCAGTTAATACATTTGTCTTACGTTGATTATTTGCACGAGTAAAAGCAGCATCACCAGTGCCTTCCATTCTAGTTTGAGTAGCTAGTAAAGGTGCATCTAATGTAGCTTCTGCTGGGCTGAGTGCGATAGGCTCATCTGCATAACCAGCTAATGTAGCTTCTATTTCAGCCGCTCTTTGTAGATTTACTTGTGCTTGTGGTGTAGCTGCTGCTTCTTGAACTTCGCTTCCTAATTTAGCTAATGCAGCTTCTCCCTCTGCTCCTTCTCCTGGTTTTACTTTACCAGTTAATACTTTAGTATCATCAACAGCACCTTTAAATTTAGATTTAGTCCAATTAAAACCTTTTTTAGCTAGGTTTACTCCGGGAGTTTTACCTAAAGCGGTAGCTGCGGCAGCAGGGAGGATAGGTGCTAATGCACCAACTGTACCACTTGTTCCAAATACTTCTTGTTCAGCAACTGATCCAGCTCCACTAGCTGCGCCAAGACCAGTTTCTACAGCAGCAGCAGCTCCAGGACTTGTCCTAAATGGTGCTACCATACCCTCTACAACTCTTTGAGCGACGGTAGATGTTGACGGTGTTTGGGCAGCCGTTGAACTTGCTATGATTGGCGCGGAAGCAGCTTTTATCTGCATACCAACAAAAGGCAGTGAAGCAATAGCAGCTTGACCAGCACCTCTAACTACTTTTGAAACTGTTCCTTCTTGGTCTGCTTGTCCAGCAAACTCCCCAGTACCATAATGTAGTAGATATGGAATAATAACTTTCTGGCTTTCAAAATCAGAACTGTTAAATATTCGTGCTAAATAACGCCTATCTACTGTATTAGGCTCTACTATTCCTACAGCTTCTAAACCCTCTGCTACAGCATTAATAGCCGCATCAGGTAACGCAAGTATGAGGTCATTTGCACCACGAACAAAATCACCAACATAACCTAAATCTAAACCACTGTAATCTTCAGGAACACCTTCTTTACGTTTACCAGTTACACGGCTAGGTAATATATCAGTGCTTGTAGTGACTGGACCCATAGGTGCAGTAGTTCCAGGAGGTACATTTATTCTTGGGTCAGCAGGATTTGTTATATCACCTTGCTGATACTCTCGTAGACCTTGCTCTGTGGGTGCGCCTATTGTAGTCGCCATGTTTACCCCTATAATTAAAAGTTTATATCTTTACCTATTTCTAGCATTAGGTCTGATCCATCTGCTGGAATTAGGTTTTGATCAACACCTTGCCTACGTGCCTCTGCTGCTGTCATCCTAATAAACATACCATTTAATTTATCAGCTCCACCAGCATTCTGTGCAGTAATACTTAAATAATCAAACTGTCCAGGAGCTTCAAATATAATTGGGTCATTAGCTGTGCCTGTAGGTATTCTATTTAAAAATCCTATTTGATCTCTATCTTCAAGAATACCTCTATTAAAGGTAAGGTCATTTTGTAAATACCGCATTAATTCTTGGAATCTTACAGTAGACATATTAGGGGATTTAAAGAAACCTACAGGATCTTCATTTAATTGAGCAATAAGTTCTTGTTCCCTAACCGCATATCTATCTGATAAGGCTAAAGCACGAGCTAGGTTACGACCGAATAATTCCATTTCTCTTCTACCTCTTTCTGTGGCAGAAAATTCTAAACCAGCAGCCACAAAGTCGGGTGCTAATGGCGCAACAAAATTAGAAGTAAATGCTTTAACAGTATTGAGAGGACCAACTGCATCACCAATAGCAGAAAGAACTGAATTAGCTGCTGTGATAGCTTGGGTTTGTGCGATTACTTTATCTTGTATATTATTTATTCTCTGGGGTGACATATTAGTAGTCGGAACCCCTGGATTTGGAACAGAAGTTACAAGAGGATTACCTGATTGATACGCACCTGTATCATCTCTTACCACTGGATCTAACTCATAAGCTACTCCAGGAAATACTTTGCCCTGTATGGTAGAAACAAAACTATCACCAGCTCTTGGACCAGCTTTTACTGTAACTTTAATTCTTCCAGCCGCATCAGGGTCTGAAACCTGTAATACATCAGCTTCATTACCTTCTATAAATCCTTGAGGTGCTTTAATAGCATCCTTAACATCTCCTGTTGGTGAGTAATAATAATTACCACCTACAAAAAATCCTGCAAATTGATTGAAACCAGATTTAGATCCTCTAGCTTCAGTTACAGTGCCATCTGCAGCTACTGATCTGATATCAGGGATAAGTAGATTTACTTTTTTAGCTTTAGAGAAATCAATAGCACCCGTGCCATATTGAGCAGCAAACGCATCTTTACTATACGGAGCATAACCTTCTGGCACATCTACTAATGTTCCATCATCATCATTAATGTATTTAACACCATCGGCAGTGCGCCTCACACCAATAATATCAACCTTTTTAGTGTCTTCGTTATATTTACCCCATGTTTCAGTAGCTGTTACACCATACTGATTAGCGGCTGACCAATTCCTAATAGCTGTATCATTTACAGCTTTTACTTGATCACCCTCCATTTTTAACCCATACTCAATAGCTTTTTGCTGTGCGCCAAGTATTGCATTTTCTATACTCGCACTAGCTCCTGCTGCTCTAGCTATAGCATTTTGTGCTACACCTAATTGAGCACTTCTCAAAGCAGTTTCACGTTGTACTTCTTCTTGCCGACTAGCTAATTTAATTGCTCTATCCTGCGCTGCTTTTTCAGAAGCTATTTTAGATAGGGTAGGTGCAGCTTCTCCAGCAGCATCAAGAGCTGCTCCAAGTAAAGGTTTATCAGAACCAGCTATATCTCTTCCAGCTTGTACTAAAGCTAAGAAAGCCTGAGTTTTAGCTGCATCCATATCTCCAGTGCCAAGTAGGTCTTGATACTCTGTTAATATTTCGGCAGAGGTTTTTTCTTTAGGTAAAAACGGTCGCAGTATCTCCATACTCTGCTGCACATCGGGACCACCGCCACCTGTGAGCTGATCTAAATATGGTTTCATCGCACCCATATAATCTCCAGCAAACCGTTGCACTCTTGCTGAATCCATAGTGCGTAAATCAGGCAGTGCCTGTCCACCTAAATTAGGCAAACTCATACTTATAGGTGGAATATTTTCTGTAACTCTAGGGGATATGCGAATATCTGGGCGAGAAAGTAAAGTATTTTCTCCTGCTTGCGGAGAGCCAAATTGTCTTTTTACTGGTGTTTCTCCAGCTTGTATCCGTGCCATAGCCTCACCCATTCCTGGAGCTTGCACAGGTGAGGCTGCATCTATATTTCCGGCGAGGAGTCCACCCCCTGCCTTTGGCATTGCATCAGCTATACCACCAGCAGGAGCTTCTTCTTGTACAAGATCCATCATTGTAAATGTGGGTTGTACTAACGCCAGAACTGATTCTGGTGTTTTCTTTGCATCTCCTTCGCCAACGATATCAGCTAACTCATCGTATCTTTCTTCTAAACTTGCTTGGTCACCACGCATAGCATTAATGACTTCTTCAGTAGAACCTGCAGAATCTATATTTGATAACATATTTTGCATACCACCAGCCATTTGAGCAAATCCTTGCTCAGCAACCATCTGTTCTTGTGCAGGGTCAACTAATCCTGATGTAATACCTGTACCCACCGAAGTAGGTGGAGCCATTGGCGGTGGAGCCATTGGCGGTGGAGCCATTGGTTTTTGCATCATGGGTGGCTGAGCATTTGCCATACCCCCATTTGCAAACATTCTTCTTTGCAATACATTCATTAGATTAACCCCGTGCCTTTTCCTGCTCCATATAATCCTAATGCTGAAGTTGCACCACCAACAATTTGATTTAATAAGCTAGGATCAGGTGAAGCACTTTGACTAATTTGTTGTTGACTAGTTGGTGCGCCAGCTAATATATCACCATAAAAACCAAGTCGTTGATAAGGCTCATAAATATTTTGCATTTGTGTTTGTCTATCAGCTTCTAGTTCTGCTTGTGTTTGAGCTTGTCCTATCTGGCCTAATTGACTTAATATATTTATATCTTTTAGATTCATATTTTGGCCTAACTCACCAAGACTAGCTTGTTCTAAACCTAATGACCCGATACCTTTACCCAATGCCCCAGCTACTTGTCCAACCTGAGTTAAACCTTGACCAGCTTGTAAAGCTCTTCCTAACTCATTTTGTGCGGCTGCTTGAGCCTGTAAAAAATTATCAGCTTGTGCTTTTGCTAATGCAGCAGCTCTATTTCTTCCTATTTCTGCTTGTTGTATCGCACCTCTACTACCACCAAATGCACCAGCTCCTGCGGCAGTCAAACCAGCCTGTGCAGCCTGTAAATCAAAAGAACGATTAATTTCATCTTGTACAGCTTGCTGGTATGGGTTCATATAGGCATCCATTTGCGCCTGTGTTGGCGCACCAGTTCCTGCTGTAAATTGAGATGCTGCATCTGTTAAAGCTGATTGACCAGCTCCAAATTGCGCTAACCCTGCTTGTTGAGTTGCAGCAGCTTGATTTAAAAAAGGTTGAAATGAACCAACACCTTGTGTAGCTAACCCTGCTGCTTGAGTTTGTAGAGGATCTAACCCTGCTTGCTGTATAGCTGGTAGACCACCTGTAGGGGGAGCATCTACTAAATTTTTAGCTTGTTCTAAAAGCCCAAGTTTATAGGCTTCTATTTCAGGGGATTCTTTGGTAATTATAGTTTCTGTTGCCATTACGCTCTCCCCTCAAACTCACGCATCATAGCATACATTCTTTTTGCACCCTCTTTTCTATTACCACCTCCTGCACCACGGACAGCAGCAGCATTCATAACAAACTCACCATCACTTAATAAAGCTGGTATAGAATCACTGGTTGGTGTTCCAGGACCAACAATTTCTCCACCCTGAGCTACTGTTGCAAATCCTTGATAAGCTGGGTTATCACCATAAAACTTAGCTGGGTCAAAGAATTTTTCTGGATATTGGTCTTTAAGTTGTTGCATAGTTAAGCCAGTTTCATCATCTAACCCATCATCATCTTCATCTTTAAATATACCTAATATTGCACCATCTGCAGCATAATCAGCGGCAACTGCTCCTGCTGTACCAAGTGCTGTAATCGGCGCATATTGCGATATTACTCCAGGAGTATTTTGTGCGGTGGCTTTTTCTAATGCTGCTTTTGCTATCTCAGCTTCATCAACAGGTATACCTAATGCTTGTTGATTAGCGATCTCTTGTGCTTTAATTGCCTGAGCATCTGCTAAAACTTTAGCGTTATCAAGGTTTGCTGCTCTACCGCTTGGGCTAATATTTTGTTGGTAAAACTCAACAGCTTGATCATAAGTGCTTGGTGGCTCTATTGGTGGCTCTAATTTTAAATCTGTAACCTTTGTTTCTGCGCCACCTTTTGCAAAAGGTGTAGGATCATCAGGTAAGACTTCAGTTGATCTTCCAAACGCGTCAGTGGTTGAATCTATACCGCTACCTGTAGCTTTTTCTAATACTTGTTGTTGTGGTTGACCTTGAGCTTGCGCTCTAAATGCAGCAAGTTGTGCTTTACCAGCCTCACTAAATGGGTTGACTGGAGTAAAGGCTTGTTTCATACTAAATGTGCCTAATCCTGCTGTAGGATCAGCGATACTACCAAAGAATTTACCACTGCCAAAACCTGTCTTGCCACCAAAAGCTACATTACCAAGTCCAGCTAAACCACCTGTAATCACAGCACCTTTAAGTGCTGTACCAAAATCTTGTCCAGCTATTAAGCCACCAGCTAAACTACCGATACCACTAGCAAAAGCAATCGGCATAGCTGGTAATAAGAAAGGAGCTGCTACAGGTAAGATTATTGGTGCTACTTTTTTAGCGACTTTTGCTACTTTTTTAGCAGCTTTTTTAACTCCTCTGAACAATTTTTTAAGGAAAAACTCAGGTTGTCCTGTTACAGGGTTTATACTATTAAGTTCATTACCAACAATATAACGCTCTGGATCTATACCCATCTCTTGCATCTGGGTAAATAACATTTTCTTTAAACGTGGATTATTATCCAATACTTCCATTGGAACCATTGTTTCGCCTTCAGCAGCGTGAACAATGTATGTATCGCCATTACGACCAAACTCTGCTAAAATATCGGCAGCTTGTTCATAACCTTGGATACCGCCTTGCGGAACCATTGGTAGTTCTTGAACTTCATAGCCGAGAGATTCTATACCTTGCATCTTACTTACCCTTATAAAATGAGATGCAGGGAGCTATTCCTGATATTAGCTAATTGCATCATAAACCCTACGCTCAAACTATGCAACCTTATGAAATAGATACTGTTACACTTCCAACAGAAACAGTAGCCTCAAAGCTACCACTAAATATCTCTGTCTTACCGACTATCTTTAAAAACCCACCATCAGCTATATAGATATCACCTTGTTCTAATAAATTATTATTACCACTTGTGGGAACCTCTTGAAAATTGAGCTGAGGATTCTGCATTTGCCGCAAAAATATTTCTAATGCCCTAATTAAATCTGTTATGTATTTTTCATCTATTTGTTTTCCAGGAGTCGGTAATCTAGGGAAAGGTGTAACATTAGTAGCCATTACCTTCTCCCATCTTGTCTCATATCAACTCGTGGGCTACCTAAACGCCATCTTGTACCTATAGATGATGAATCTACTTTTATACTAAATGCCCTACCTCTTAATCTTACATCAGCTTTATCTGTATACTGTTCAAAAGGCACTGTTGTAGAAGTAGCTGTTCTATCTACTTGTGCTATCTCACTTTGTAGATAATTACCTCCAGGAAAATTATTAGATTGTAATGTCACATTTACAGTAGGGTCTGTATTAGTAGAACCCGTAAATGTAAAATCAGGTATAATCCTGCGTATAAAAGTAAATTGATCTCCCTCACCCATATCTATCGGACTAGATTCAATACTTGCTACTAATGCTGCACCATCATCCGTATAACCAGATTCATGATTGTATAGGTATGTATCTGCTGCCCCTATTGGAAAATCTCTTATACCTCTATCAATAAACGCTGTTCTACCTAAATCGCCATAATACCAAATATTTTCTGAGTAATTATAAATCACATATCTATCATTTTCACCTGTGCCACCATTAGCTAATGAGTTTGTGTTAGAAGGATAAAACCAAATAACTTCACTAAACTCTGATATAATACCAGCAAATACTTTTTCAAATTGATCAAAATCAAAATCAAAAAACACATGCTCAGTCACACTACATGGTAACTGTTGTGTTTTACCATCATACAGATAAAAGTTTTGTTTACCCATCCAAAATACTGCATCTTCTACCGCAACTGCTGCATTTGGACCCATGATGGTAATATTAGAAGCTAATGGCTGTATTCCAAAAGTAAACGGCGCACCTATAAACTGCATTGAATGAACAGAACTATTTGTAAATATAACTATTTCACGTTTCGTTTCTATAGCTTTTACAAATTGTGATCCTGTACCTATACGTAAATCACCAGCAGTATTAGTAGCTGTTGGCTCCCAATCAAGCGCATTCTCTTGGTCTGAAAACCGTATTAGTAGAGGGTCTTGTGTAGAACTGCCTACAGGATTTGTCCCAAATGCAATTACATGCCTATCAACATCCGACACTAATATCTGTTTTGCTATGACAGGTGTTTCATTAGCACCACCTATTGTGCCTATTTCACGCGCTCTAGTAGAAAAACCATCAGCTTTAGTCCAGAAAAATATACCGCCATCACGTGGATTAATAATTAAATTTTCACCAAAATTATCATGACTCCATAATCTTAATTGTGTAGTTACACCTACAGAAGCAGCAGATCCCCAAGTACCTCTACCCCATGTTCCAGCACCCCAACCTGTGCCACCCACGCCATTTGCAAGGCCAGAGTTTATTTGATATTCTCCATCTGCATTAGATCCACCGTTACCACTATCACTAGCATTAGCTGTTACGGTTGCACCAGATGTATCTTTAGCTTCAAAAGTATAAGTATTAGAAGTAGGAATACTTGTTATTTGATATTCTTGATTCAATACGGCGGCTGTAATATTACCACCCAGACTAACAGCATCTGTTATTGTAACATGGTCTGATACTACCGCTCCATGATTAGTATCTGTAACTGTTATTGTAGAACTGCCATTTGTCGCAGCAAACGTAACACTATTAGTAGAAGTTTTTCTAATAGGTGTTACATCATAAAATTGTTGGCCTTCTTCTATATAGTATTTGACTTCCGTGCCTAAACCTAATAAATTACTGCCATCTAAAGCAGCCCAATTAAATAACCCTCTAGCTGTGCCTATGTACCTTTCTTCACTATATTTTTCCCAACCGCCTATTATTTCAGGATAACCTAACCGAAACCGCACACGGTCACAATCTACCCAACCACCTTCATTTGAGTAAGATGTTACATCTCTATTAATTCCAGGACGAAATTGTAATTTAGTTAAAGGCACAGTTTAGACCTCATCAGGCCAGTCGTCGATTTTTGCAACCGTCTTTACAGTACCATCTGAATTACGCTCATCCTCAAACAACTTTATAAATGCCGCTAGATCTTTTGCGCCATTCAAGGCTGTCTCTATCTCTCCACATTTAGTGCGAACGGCATCTCTATAAGTGGTGATAGAGCTAGGTATAGCTGTAGATTTTTCAGCATTGCGAGTAATATACCAATCAGTGTTTGCAAGTAAAGAGTTTGCCTCTTGTTTTGTTTTTTCAATCCATACAGACTTGAGGCCAAGGGTAACTATCTGCTTACCATTTGCATCTAATAACGCCTTACCATCTTCATCAACTTCATTTACATCGGTCAAACTTTTTGGAATTAACGTGCCATTAGTCTGTCTACCCCAATAAAATCTATTATCATATGGAGCGGCTGAGGCTGGTGGATCTTCCCATGTTAAACCATATTGTTTTTTTAAGTCATCACTGTAACGCATCCAAGTTTTTGGGTGTTGGATATTGTTGTGTACCCATCCACGTCCTTCCTTGATTGTATTACCTCCTAGTTTCCACGGCATTTTTATCTCCTATCGTGCGTTCGCAAATTTAAATGGGGCTTCGGCAAAAGCTAGGTAAATATAACTGGCACTTTGATTAATTCTATTGGTGGTAGAACTTGCACTGTTGCCATGAACCGCAAAACCATTGCTAAAAAGTTCTATATTTCTGTTTGATTGATATGATGTTTCTGCGGCTGATGTGGTCCAATAAAGTCTAGCTGTATCACCATTGAAACTAGATGCTCTTTTATTATCGGTAACAACCCAATCTCCAGTAGTGCTAGAAGCTTTCACCACGACAAATGCAGGGCGAAATCCTGTGAATATAAATGCACCGTTTGAGTAATTTGATCCGTTTCCTACATAAGTGCCGACCTTGGAGTAGCCCTCAACATTAGCAAAACAATATACAATTTTTGTTGATGGGTTAGTTAAATCAGCATGATCAGCCATATAACCGCCAACACTGAAAACATCAGCAGTTGGGTGCGTATCGTTGTAGTGATTGATGCCAGGATTATACCAAGCAGCAGTATCAAATGCACCAACAAGATTGGTTGCTAATAAAGGTGTTTGAATATACCAGCCAACGTCATGATTTCTTGTTTTACCAATAATAAGCTGGGGCTGTACTCCAAGCCCATGTCCAACAGTTCCGCTTGTCACACCATCAGTAGTAAATGATACTATACTAAAACCAGCTATAGTGTTAACAGATACACTTGACGTTATGCTACCATCAGAATTACTTGATGCGCTGCCGCCAGCTTTCCAATTCCACGATACAAGAGAATCGCTAGATCCATTAACTGCGTTTGCACTGCCGACTGTAAACCCGTCAGAATCAAATGAAGTTAGGGTATTAGTGTTAGTGTATTCATCTCTAGGTGTTGTGGTGTCTGATCGTACCCCTTTCGTTGCCCCTCTAGCAACATCAAACAACTGGTTAGACGTTGCATCTGTTCTTTGCTTGATCCAAACCAAATCTGGTTGGAAACCCACGCCAGTAATAGCATTTGATGATGAGTTATCTCCAGTAAATAACACCGTGTTAAAATGATCATCAGCTTGACTGCTCTGTGTTGGACCGATTGCTGGGGCTGTAAGATTGCTAGAACAGAGAGCAACATAGCCTGTAGGTGGCGCATATTCAAAAGTACCAATACCTTCGCCATCTGCATTTGCACTGGCTACGTTTTGATTATCTTGTCCAAAGTTTACGAATACATTATCTGCGCTTGTGCCACCACCAAGCACAAAAAACACATCTTCAGTTGTTCCGTCGGTAATCGTGCCTATTTCGTGATTGCCGCCAGCAGGGTCACCAGTCGTGCCGCTGTCATTAGTCGTTGGAGTTTTAAAATATGTGCCGTTTCTGTGAAACCAAACTTTGCCCGTTGCACCATCTATAGCACAGCCAAGAATATCGCCAGCAGCTAATTTTGCTACACCCAGACCACCAAGACCTGCGCTTGACCCATAATCATTTTCTGTACCATTTACATAAACTGAACGATTGTAAGCCGTGACAGAACCTGTGCTGCCAATAGTGGTGCTTGATGGACCAGCTTCTAAACTAGATTGAGTAGCAAATCCAGCAAACCAGTTATCTCCAGTTGCTCCAGTGTCTTCAACTTCAATATAGATTTTTTTATCTTTAGGTATGACAAATGTTGATACTGCACCATAGCCGTGTGCCGCATTTACAAAACCAGCAGTGGCTGCTTTCAAGTTGCCCTCCGACAAGACAGCTTTTGAGGAAGAGTGATATATTGAGTTTAACGTAGCAAAGTTATTAGTCGGGCTGTCTAGCACGACATCTGTATCTAGTAGATAGTTAGCGGAAAAATCATTGCTGTTACCAGATGCATCTTCATTAAAAGCACCATTCGGAAACGGAGACAGTCTATCCGTTGCGTAATAACCAGAACCATGAAGAGTTCCAGTTACACTATTTGAACTTGCGTCTGCGGTAAGCGTTGTCGTTGTTAAAGCTAAAAGTTGAGTGTTGGTAACAGCAGTAAGTGTAGATGTAGGAACTGTGATTGATGAACCAGCGGAATAAACAGCAGAGCCAACAACCATACGCACATTACTCAAATAACCATCGTAAGCAACGGCTGATGAATCCGATCCAGCGTGACCTATCCTGACTTGAGTAGCACCAGTCCAACTCGTTGTGTTTGAGGTTTTTGTTGAACCTATTCTAGCCCCGTCAAGAAACATTTCTAAATTTCCTGATGCTCTATTAACAACGACATGATGCCATCGACCTGCTTCAACAGCCCCTGCTGTGTATGTAAAATCGTGAAATGTTCCATTACCATAATATACGTAGAATCGAGGGGTTCCAGATTCAATTAATTGTACACTTAAATAAGGACCACCTGTGCCTGCATAATAACCAAAAATATAAGCATTTTCACCAAGCTGTTTGACTGTAGGCCACATGAAAAATTCTATTGTAAAGTCATCACTACCAGCAATATTGTAATAACTTGAGTTAGAAAATTTAACGTATGAATTTCCATCATCAGAAAAGAAAGCTGATGCGCCAACAGTCCTGTCTTGTTGAAAGGGCAGATAAAAACCATTTGTACCATAACTACCGCTGTATTCTTTTGGTATCCACACTCCGTCTTTTGTTTCGCCAAAAGATGTTGGATCAAGGGCAGAACCATCAACGAAATG